TATAAAATCCTCTAATTTCTTATTTGTTTTTCTGTCGCTTATCTTTCTTTTCTTCTTCTTAAGATTCAAAATCTTACACTCATCCGAATCTAATTGTTTGGTTGCCCATTCCTTGTATTTATCATCTAATAACAATGACTTAACAATATATGCGTCACCTGTTTTTAATTTCAATTTTTTGCAAATTTTAGGAACGGGGCTGAATGTTCTTTTTTTACCAAACTTCGGTCTTGCTCTACTAAGTCCACTATTACTTAACGCTAATAACTCATAGAAATAATTAGTGGGCCACCTTCTCATAATTGAATCTACAAAAGATACATGTTTAATGTTTACATTATGTTCTACCCAACTTAATATTTGAATATCTGGTGGCTTGTTATGTTTAAGTAATTTAATTACTTCATCTCTATTTGGGTTATTAAGATAGTCTATTGTTAAATCATAAATACTTTTATCAATTGACGTGATAGTATTGCTTCCGGGCGAGTTCTCTTTTAGTTTAGTTTGCCGTTTATCAGCCCGCCCAAGTCTGTTTTTCTTACACCGACTTAATATAGATTTGGGAACATCCTTTTCATTCACAGAAGTTAAGATTAAATGTTCGCTTTTCACGTTCATAATGTCTAAGATTTTATTTTTATCCGGCTTAAAATGAACCTCTTCAATAATCAGTCCATGATTCTTAGGATATGAATAAATATCTTCTATGTCAATATCGTTTCCGTAAACTATTTTATACGGTCTGTTACCCATCATCTCTATTGCCTTAGTAGTCTTCCCGCTTCCATAGTTACCTACTAATATTATTGGTCTTTCTTTGTTCTTTATTATCATCATACCACTCTTTCATTTCTAATATTCCATCTTCATCTAAGTGTTTATTCTCTTCTATTGCGGATAACATTTTCTCGAAAAAGTCCCACCCCGTATGGGTTCTTGGGACATTTTCAGGTAATAACGTAATTATCTTTCTTAACGAATTTCTGTTGCCAAGTATTAGGATAGGGCCGACTCGCTGTTTATTCTCTTTGGATTTCAAAACCGACTTAATCATATGTTGATTTAATGTCCGTTGAATCGCCTTCAATAAACTTGGATTCGTAGACCGTAACACTATCCTCAGCCTACAATCATATGGCATTTTCGAGTCCTTACTTGTAAACATTACTATCTCCGGCACAGCCAAAGATAATAGAATACCTTTTAGTTGTTCTTTACTATACATTACGCGCCACCATGATGTTCAGCAAAATCGTTAATATACAAATGATATTCCGCATGACCTGAGAGAAACATACCTGCACTCTTTTTATTCCCTATGAATTCTTCTCCACAAATTTGGCACTGAACCTTAACAATCTCAGCGCCTATGTAGATTCCTTCATTAGTAGCATATGTAATCATATCGCCTTCCTTAAATAACAAGGGTGCAGTTATATCATCCCATTCCATTATATCGAAACCTTAGTAATATTGTGTTTCAATCCATCCTCTCAATTCATTCAAATATTTATCACTTGAACTTTGAATAATAAGATTAACAATTGCATCTTTTTCTAAGTTCATAAGATAGTTTTTAATTTGACTATCTCGCGTCATTCTTCTTCCTCATTTGTTTGTAGAGTAACTTTGCTATTTAATTCTTTCACAGCCGCGTTAAAAATCTTTTCAGGCATTACACCTTCAATACGCAACACAAACAATTTTCCTAAACAGCGTAGATGGTAATATGCTGGGTCATCTCCGTCAACATCATTGTCAATAAACATTTCTTCCCAACCATTACTTACTTCTCCACACCAATTACATTTAATTCCTTCTTTTACTTTCTCAATTTTCATTTTATTCACCTATTTTTAATTCCGAAATATCTGTCGGTTCAGTTTTATCATCCCTGTATTTTACATACCGAGGGAATCTTAGTCCATAATTTCCGTTTTCGTCTTGAGTAATAATGTCACCCTTGACTTCAATAATTATTTGTTCCGGTCCTTTCTCATCATACATTTCAGTTAGGAATTTCAAATCGCTATCTGAAAATCCTGAACCTACACTACCGAATGGAATAACATCTAACCCATCAAGAATGGCAATATCATAAGAACCGTAATAACCTGCTCTCTTTCCTTTTCCTCTTGTTACACCCGTAACCCAACAATCAACATCTACTGTTGGTGGCTTAAATTTAGACCATGAGTATGAACGTGCGCCAAAGTCATAATGAGAATCAAGTGACTTTACAATAACACCTTCAAACCCATCATCAATAGCCTGTTGGTAATACTCTAACATTTCATCTTGAGTTGTCACCATCTTATTTTCTGCAATAAGATATGACGCGCCCCATGCTTGTTGCATTGTTTCAAATCGTTCAAGATATGGTTTATTAAAATATGATTCATTATCCCAATACAACAAATCAAAGAATCTCACTGTTACATCTTGACGATAAATAACATCATCTTCCTTGCCATGAATCCTACTGCCCATTAGTTTGAAATCAGCAGGTGTTCCATCTTCATTGATAGGGTAAATTTCACCATCAAGGATAACGTTTGTTCCCATTGAGGCTAAGTCAAGTTCTTCATAAGTTAACGTAGCCATATCTCGGTAGCGATGAGTTACATCATCACCTCTACGATTAAAGATAGTTACTTCACCGTTCTTCTTAACATGAACCTGCGCTCTAATTCCATCATACTTGTAGTCCACGATACACTTGTTTGTAATTCTATGCTTGATAGTTTTAGCCAACATTGGTGTCATAAACTTACCAACGGTAGGTGCGTAATGTAGTCTACCATTCATAACAGATTGTGTAATCAGTTCTTCAATTGTTAAGAATGATGCCGCCTTCTTCATTTCCTTAGCCTTGTAACCATATGTCTTACACAAAATCTTCTTTACTTCTGATTCACCAATACCGTTGCGTGGCTTCTTTAATAAAAACGCAGTTAACCACTTACGAGCGGTTCGTGTTAAAGTTCGGTAATTAGTAAAATACATATCGTAAATTGATTCTGCTGTTCCCATAGTAAGTTCATCCATAACATCAGCAATTTCTAATTCACTTGTTGCTTCAGTAGGGCCACCCATTTGTTTCAAAGCATCAGGTAGTGTTCCTTCTTCTTCTACTATAAATTCCAAATGCTCGATTCCAATTCCTACTAATTCACAAACACGTTTTGCTAATCCTGATTCCCCTACACCACTATTAGGATAATCTTTAGCCAATAGTCCTAACAATGAATGCTCTTGGTCATCCATACCTGCTATGATTCTTGATACCTTAGCAACACTTTGCGTTGGTGTCAATTGTTGTAGTTCCTCATTTAGTTCTGCAAACTCTTCAAACTTCATTCTTCTTCCTCCATGTAGGGTTCCATGTGTTCTAAATATTTTGTCCACTCAAGGAAAACATTACGATAGTAACCATGTAACCAATTTATTAACTCATCATACGTTTCTAATTTTTCATTCATTCCAATCACCAAACTCTTCTTCATCTTCTGTTACCTGCAAAAATGCTAATGCTACTTGTTCTTTTGTCAAGCGTGAATTACTATCACCTGCTTTCTCATCACATCGTTGTGCAAACAGCACTAATAACTTTTCTGCTCTATCTTGAAATGCTTCTAATGCGTCATCAGGTAACTGACGAGCAATACCGGCACTTTTAAACACTCTTCTAATTTCTCTTACGCTAACCACTTTTCCACTTCCTCTAATTTATAGAAATATCTTGGGGCTTCAACTTCTTTAAGATTATAGGCAATCCAAACAGAACCACTTAAGGAATCTATTCTAACTATCTCATAATTCTTTATTACTTTCTCAGTAGTTATTTCAGGGTGCGCCCCATATAACCTTGAAATTTCACTACTAAGTGTAGATTGATTATCTACTAAATACTTTACAACCAATGGTTGTTGCACTTCTATGTATGCTTCACTTTCCATTTCATATTCACCTGTCCAATTACATACGTTACATCCCTTACCATTACAAATAGGACACTTAATTAGTGTCGGCGTAACAACAGGAAATCTAACGTGTTTCATTCTTCCTCATCTTCCATTGTTCTAAATTCAGTTCGGGAAAGATATTCTGTATTGTCAGCCTTCTTAACCCACTTCATGTTTTGTTGATTACCCAATACGGTTGCTTGATTTAGAATGGGTCGTTGTGTGTTAATTGTATACCAATCCGTTCCACTAAAATATGCCGCACCAAATGGGTGAGTATGAATCCAACACTTTAGAGGGATTGACATACCTTCAACACTTTCTTTCTTATAATCTACAAATGAACCTGTTCCTTTACTAATAAACAGTCGGTCATTTCTATCAACAACCACTGATACTTCAAGTCCGGGCAAATCATTTACTGATACATCCCAAATAGTATCGAGGAAAGATTGTTGGTCAAAGTTTCCTTCATATGATTGGAAAATCTTCAGTTTCATTCCTGTCCATTCTTCATCGCTAACATTACTCATATCTGATGCATATGCATCCATTACTATTTTATCCATCTAAATCACCTTAATTCTATTTGCTCGCCTTACACAAGCGGCCCCACCATGCCTAACACAATTAGGACTGTTACATTTACATACTTTTTTTCCGGTCCACCAACCTACCATCGGTTTTCCTGTCTTATGTGTTGTTTTTCTTTGTTCAATTCTTCTTGCCATCTGCATCACTTTCCTTCTTAACCCATCCTACTTTATATCCTTTCCATTCGTGTGTTTTATAAAACTGTTGTAATTTCTTATGTCTTTCTGTTCTCCCGACTTGCCAAGCACCGCCCGGAATTCCTACTTCATTTCCTCTATAATCTCTCTTTCCTTTCATTTCTTCACCAACCAATTAGGTTTTTCTCTTTTTGTGTAGCGCACTTGTATATTTCTCAACTTATCTCTACAATAATAATGCCTATACGCTTCGACACTATCTTGCTTTTTGTAAACCATAGGCATAGCCTGTGTAGGTTGTTTCCAACCATTATCTTCTAACCTTGAAGGTGGAACTGATAATAGTTCTCTTAGTTTAGAATCTGTCTTATGCACTTTACCATAACGATGAGTGTATTCATCACATAATGCAGCAAATAACCTATACAACCAATTGTAATGTTGTAATGATTCTCTTGCCCAAACAGATGAAGGGTGCATTAAATGAGTAGACTTGTATAACATACCAAGTTTATCTTCATTTACCCTTTTAATTTCAAATTCTTCTTGACATATGTATGTATCTTTAGCATGATGCGCTGTGCATAACAACTGTGCATATTCTAAAATCATCTTAACAACGTGTTTATCACAATGCATTTCTGCACACTTTTGCACATCATGGTCTAAGTAAAATATATTCATATAATCACCCTGCAATCATTCGGTGCTTAAATACTTCTTCTTCGTTAAACCAACGTTGAATCCATTCAGCACCTAAACCTGCTACTGCAACGTGCATATAATGAAGATTAGTATTTCCTCCATCCCATGCATCACCTTGACAAGAAAAAGAACCATCGGGTCCACTTGTTAATTCACCATAAAGGTCAGGGTTTTCTAAGAAAGATACAAGAATTCCATTGCGGCCCTGCGCTCTCAAATCCAACCATGCCAAACCTTTATCATTATACATTGTGCGTCGAATATCTAAATTATCTGCACAACAAACAACAAGGTCATATCCACCAAGTTGCTTTGCTGTCAATACAGGGTAACCATATGTCTTTTTGATTTCATATCGTGCGTCCATAGCATCAACCTTTAACATACCAACATGGGCATCTTCAAAGTTCTGATATGAAATGTTCTTACTCTCTACAACATCAGGGTCATAGATTGTAATATCATATAGTCCTGTCTTATTCAATAGTGGGATTAGGTATGACCCAATTCCACCCGTTCCGATTATCATTATTTTTCTCTTTTTCATTTTATTCACCTTTTCTTATTATTTTCAATGCTCGCTTTAGTCTTGGTAGCGAGATACCAAATAGTTCACACGTTTTCTTTTGTGTGAGTTCGCTGTTCTCATAAAATATTCCTGCTGTTATTGCTCTTGTGAGAGTTCCTTCAAAGTTCTCTATTTCTTTCTGGACCACATTTTTGTTATCTACTTTATCTAAATATTTAGATACATCACTCATAATAAAAACACCATGTTTAAGGAAATACTTAGCAACCTTCTTACTTAAATTAAATACTCTTTTAACATTGACGCCCATAAACTTACAATAGGCTCTAACATATACTAATTCATTATTCGCTTGTAACGTATAATACGTTGTGGACACTATTTGTTCATCTATACTATAACCTTCAAACACTCTATCTTTTTTCAATGTTTTAAAGTTACTAAGAACATTCTCCTTATAGTCTACTATCTTAAATTCACTTAACAGTATATCAAGCGATACAAAATCACTCGAATGCATTGAAATGTAGGAACTATTTTGCGTTTCTCGAATGCGAGAAGCGTTAATATAACCACAACTCATACAAATTGGCAGGGATAATTTCCTATCCATCTTTAAGTCCTTACTTTGGCAATTAAGGCATGGCATCCCAATCTAACCTTACCTTATGTCCTTCAATTTTCTTGCTTTCCGGATGGTTCCAAATTGTCGGAGATACATAGTTTCTAATTGTTGATACCAAACCAATTGTCATTTCATCGTTCATGCAAGCAAATGCTCTTGAAGCGAATTGGTCACCTACACTTGCTCCACTTTGCATATTATCAATACAAATTGGGCCGGACCAATACAATTTCTTCGACATAGTTTTCTCTTCAGTAGCCATATTTGAATTCCAACCTGAACCCCCACGGCCATCATTATCACCATCTTTTAAAATATACGTTGATACATCTTGTGTTCCCGACTTTGAACAATTATCTACAATCATCCAATCTGCAACTTTACCTCGGACATACATAACTTTGATTTTATCGCCAGTAGTAGTTCCGGGTCTTAACCGCATACCTGTTTTGATAGTTTCATAATCTCTAACCATATCGTCAAACAATTCCATAGCCCTCTTCTCAACAATGTCTTGCTTTCGATTCTGTTTCAGAAATTCCTTCATTACCTTAACTTGTGCTTCACTTGGTCTTGTTCCAACAGTCTTGAAATATAATTCTTGAGGGGAAATTTGAACCCATTGACCTCTTCGTTTATTGTATAGGTATGTATCGACAAATGTGTTCAAGTCCTTCAGACCAATTGTTCCCCAAATACCACCACTTACCTCTATGGCAAATTCAAAATCAGCAATTTGTTTCACATTCATCCTGCACTCATGCTTCGTAATATTCGTTTCATTCCTTTCGTAAAAGATATATGGTAATTTATTTTCAATTACGTATGTTATATTCTCAGGCAATGTAATACATCTGTATAGATATTCTTCTAATTGGTCATATGACTCTTCTGAATCATCAAGATAACAAGACCTTAAGATACATCGTGCTAATGCTTTTTCTAAAATATCTAAAGTTGCTTGTTGTCCATTTAAACTATATCTATTACCATTCTTTCTAAATACTACTTCAAACTCAGGTTTACCAATAGTTAGTAGAATACTTTGTTTAGCATTATTGGTATCATTAACAATCTTTTTTATTCCCATCCTTTTAGTTAGAGCATCGACGATAGCCATAATCGTAGGTTCTTTACCTGAGATATGGCCGCGACCTGCTCTAATTTGAATAGTTCGTCCACCTAATAATCTTCGACTTGATATATGAGTAGACGCTTGTATTCCTCTTGTGTCATCTGATGCCATTATATCTATTCTATACGTTCCCATTTCTTTTTGCCTCCAATAATTTTCCAATCATATCACTTGCTTGTTGTTTTGTAATTCCTTCTTGTGGTTCTCCACCTAACTTTTTAATATATCGAACCTGTTTATATGTTGCTGGGATTACTTGAACTACTTCTGGATTAGAAATCTGAATCCATCGAGTAATTTGGTTAGGTGTCAGTGTGACTTGATTAATCAACTTAAGTCGCACATCCCTAATAAACTTTCTTTCCCAGTCATTATTTGCATTTGCCTCTTCCAAGAAAGGAAGGTCATAATATTCACAGGCGGCTGTTACTGCTTCATCATCTTGAATCTTCATTTGAGTATTACGTTCATCCGTAGCAATTCTTTGAATTTCTGCTCGACGTTGTTGTTCAGCAAATCGTTGTCCACTACGTTCTACACGTTCTGCATACGCATTATCTACTTCATCAATGAGTTCTTTCTTTTCCTCGTAGAGAGCATAAAGAAGTTGAACATCTCGCCAAAGTTTATCATTAGGGTAGCCTCGTGTTTTAATTTGAGCATTAGCATTATCAGGATGATTCCAACGCCAAACAATAGAAGCCATTCTTCCAAGTGAACCTTTCTTTGTTTTAGCAATAACCCACTTATCTTCATACCCACGGGTTTTACTATCCCAATAACGACCCTTCTTTCTTACATTAACTCGGAGGTCAAGTTCCTTAACTTCATTGAATAGTTCTTCAAACTCTTCACCATATTCATTCCACCACCAATCAGCCTTCATAGACTTAACTGCTTGTTTAACCCACTCAGCAATCTTTTCTTCAGTGATAGCATCAGCAGGGATTCCACATTCTTCAATCATGTGGCGAATAATCATCCAATTAGTAACGTGTTCACTACCCAATACTTCTAACTCACCATTGAGAGTATTCTCTACTTCAAAGTGCCATGCAATACGATGACCACATAGACATTCTCTTGGGTGTTTATCTTGATGAACTTGAGGTAATCTTTCATGCCCATGTGTTTGATGAAAAGGAATATACCAAACGTTACCTGTAATCCTCCACTCTTTCTTAGCCTCATCCCATTCATCTGCTACTGATAATTCTGTCATTCTTGTCATTAGTGCTTTATTGTAAGGCCCGTGAGGATTCATACCACCAATGTTATCACCTTCTAAGTGTTCACCAATAGCCATATATTCTCCTACATTCGCCATCGCTTCATCGTAATCTACCATTTCAATCCATCCTATCCATATCTTCATATTGAAGTTGTTCCTCTAAGAAACCATCGCACAGTAAGGTTAACTTTTCAGCCAAACTGTTTGTTATTCCGGGAATAGTAGCGCGTTGTAGTGACAACCATATTTTATGATATGTGTTAATCACAATTACTGGCTCTAAACCACCATCCCGCTTGATAATAATTGCGGGCAATTCTTCATCTTCTACTATTCTAAATTCTACTCTTTTTTCTTGTTTACTCATCATTCAATCACTCATTCCTTTCAAATGTTCTAAAGGTGATTTCTTAAGGACTTGCCTTGAGATAACCACATGGGGGAATTTTTCTAATAAAACAGTAATTACTTCCCCTAACTGTTCTAAACTTTCATACTGCTTGGTCCAAACCGAACCATTACTTTTCAAACTTGTTACTCTAAATACTACATACTGTGGTTGAGTTAAACCCAATACTTCTTTTTCTATATCTTCCATTTCAATCACTTTAATTCACAACTTCCACCAGAACAGGCTAACTCACCTTGTAAATCGGTGTTGTCATCTGTTTCAAAAACTTCTGTTAAATCTATTTTCTTCAATTTCTCTATCATTTTGTCATACTTATATTTACTAATACTTTCAAATGGTGGTTGCTTGTAACTTCCACCGTCATAGGGCAATACACTAATCCCATTATACACTTCATTGTTCCCCCACAACCAATTACCTACTTCGGGCCACTCTGGTTCTTTAATAGAAACAGTCGCTGAAACGTTATGAGAGTTCTGTCCATCAATATGTCCATTAGAAACCCACATAGTATTCATAAATTTAATTCTTTTTAATAAATCGAATACAGATTCATCTCTAAGAATAGAACTATGTGGTGCTTTTTGAGGAACAGAAATAACTGCTGTGTTATGTGGTGAAAAGTAGTCATCTTCTACTAAATCAGGATGATTATTTTTTAGATAATGGTAAATTGCTTCACCTTTACCTACTCTAATACGTCTAATGTAGTATTTATCATGCCAAGCATGAATTCCACTACTTGTTCCTAACACACAAGATGTTGTTCCCGCAGGTTTAACACAAGTAGTTCTTGCTGCTTTATTAATTCCTATTTCATTAGATACTAATTCATTAACATCTTTGACTAAGTTAGCAGCCTTTTCTAAGTTTAACTTTAATATTTTTCCTGAAGCAATACCTGTCATGCTAACACCAATTAATGCATCCTTTTCTGTTGTTTCTTTCCAAACTTCACGTAAATAATGAAAATCTGTGTAACCTGCTTGTAACGTTGCCAACATTGATGCGGCGGCGACTCTTGAATTCAAATCTTTTTGATTTTCCACATCACTAACATTGACCTCGACTAAGTTACAAAACTGATAAGGTCTTAGTGCAATTTCACAACAAGGGTTAGTTCCCCAATCTTTGTCATTTGAGAAGTAAATACCCGGCTCACCTGAACCACTATTCTTAATCTTCTCCCAAAGACCCATGAAGAACTTCTTTGTAATTCTATGTCGCAACAATACTGCACTGTTATTAGCCCGTCCACGTTGAGGATTTAGTTCCCACCATGAACCTGATTTACAAGCAAGCATTTCTTCATCATCTGCACTAAACAAACTAATGAGTGCGGCCCTTCTAATTCCACCTGCTAATACTGCATCAGCAATATGGCACATAATATCGTGAACTTCAATGGGTTTAAGTTTAGTCCCATTGATTTTGTTCTCAAGCATATTCTGAACCTTAACTAAACACTCTCTTAATGGTGCAGGTCCGGGTGCTTTTCCACCTGATGTTTTTAGTGGTGTTCCTTGTGGTCTAATATCTGAATAATCAAACCACGGTGTTGTTTTGTTAATGCCGAAGTATGACTTCATCAAGACTTTAAGAGCATCAGCCCAACCTTCAATTGAATCTCCAACCAAATGTCGCCTACGATTTGTAGGATTAGGTTTTTGAATATCAGGTAATTGATTAACGTGATGCTTCTGCACACTATAACCTACACCTGTTCCACCTAATAATAAAAACATTGATTCATGAAATGATTCGTAACTATCAATGGGCAGGTATGCACAATTGTAAATCCTGTTTGGGCTAATTTCAATTGGCTTTCCACCAAATTGCATTGACCTCATCGAAGGTAAAACCTTCTTTGGTTCTACGAAATTAGAATACACATCCTCAATCTTTTCTCTGAGTTGAGGGTATTTTTTAATATGCATTTTCATATTACGCATACATATTTCAGCCCATGTTTCTCTTCGGTTCTCTTTTTTAATAAATCGTGCATATTTCATATACACTGTAATATCACTTAATATTTCATTTGCTAACATCATTCCACATCCTTTCTAGTAGGTGCGTCGTCCCAATAATCAAATTGAGCCAACAGTTTGTTCGACTTTTTATCTACAATAATCCATTCTTTAGTTTCGTTCCAATTTAATTCAGGGAACAAATTTAACATTTCAGGTCCATACTCTTTAAACAGTTGGTAAAAACTTGTCCATACCTTTCCGTCCCATACAAATTCTGTTTTAATACCTGATGCCATTATTACTGAACGTCGTGATTCTGCTAATATCCAACCGTCTTCATAAAAGTTAGGGTTAGTTATAACAAATTTACTTTTGTTAAACTCATGATGAAGTTCATTTATTGGTTTAGGATGAAGTAGTTTCCATCCTCCAATTTTTAATTCACCTTTAAACACTTTTTCGTGTAAGAACCACTCATTATACGGTTGCTCTAAATCTTCTATAATTTCTTCATAATTCATTTTATCACCTTTGAATAAGAGGGTCATAGGGGATTTGAACCCCTGACCATCGGGTTAAAAGCCCGGTGCGCTACCTAACTGCGCCAATGACCCATAATTTAAGCAGTTTTTATTCTTGCTTAGGAAATATATTATTGAGAGGGAGAGAAGCATGACAATTTGTATACTAATCTCAATAATATAAGTGTCGGGTGCAGGATTTGAACCTGCGAACCATTTTGGAGAAGGTCTTAAGCCTTCCGTCTTTGACCACTTGACTAACCCGACTTGTAATCTAAATCTAATGGGTTAACGTTATACTTCTTTACATAAGATATAACATCTTCCCAAGATTCCTCTGCTCTAACTTTATCATCAGAACAATCAAGGAATGTTCCAATCATCCATTTGATTTCTTCCTCGTGTACGTTATGTGCAATTGCTTCTTCTAAGAAAAGTAAAAATGTATTGCACACACCATCTTTATCTTCCATTTTCTTTATCGCTCGCTGACTTTTCATAATTTGTCTATGTGTCTTCCATGCTTGCCATAAAACGTGTCTGATAAATAACCATAAATCTTTAATTAACTTAATCATTCATCAGCACCTTCATCACTATCTTCATCTCTTCTCATAATTCTCCAACCTTTTAAAATATTCTGTTGTTTTTCTTGTTTCTCTAAATTCTTTTGTTGCATTGTAGTTTCTTGTTCTAATCCATTGGGTTAGGCAAGTTATTTTATATTCCTCTAAAGTGGGAATAGTGTCATAATTATAACCTTCTGCATTCACCTGATATGAAGTCTTATACGAATCTTCAAGAGTATTAACATAATTCATTAATGTTTCTACATTTAAAGGTTCATATGCAGGACCATCGTAACTTCGAGTCCTATGATTCCACCTTCTATAACCTCTATGTGTTCTACCTGCATGAAGGAATGGCATATCTTTTACAATACTTAAGAACTCATTAAAATCTTTTTTCTTTCTCCACATAATAATCATCTCTAATTTAAAATTGCGGTTTTGTTCAAGCAGACCGCAAACTGCTGTCAAGTCTTAGGTAACTACTCAGTAATTACCGCCGACAATGGCGTGTGTTAGCACAACATCATTAACCTCATCAAAGTTAACTGTATTGATGTTTTCTCGACTAACCAATTCCCCATCAATATATGCCCAATGGGTAGGGTGGTCAAGAATCTGTTCCAATGCTTCGCTTCCACTTAGCATTAGTTCAGTATGTCCTGTTTCGTTTAGAATAGTTACCTTAACCATTCAAATCACGCCCAATATGACTCAAGGTCACTTACGTTAGGCGAACCATCTGCGTTAAATTCACCATTATTTACGATATGCTTTACAACTGCCGCTTCTAACTTTCGTCGTGTGCTATCTTCTCGCGCAGGGCCAACAATTTGAAGTTTGTTTAGAACCTCAAGAGTGCCGTTAATGAAGTCACTTGCGGCTTCATATTGTTCCTTTTGTGCCTCATTTAGATAAACGCCGCCAGTGGCTCTCGCCATAATTCGACGCATTTCTGTTTCGGTCACAATTCCTGCTGTCATTTGCTCTTTCAATGTATTTTCCAATGCTGTTACATCCATTTCTTTTTCACCTTTTTTTTCAATGTGGGGTCTATGAAGCCGACCCACTTTTGCTATATGTTCCTAATACGAGAAGCCATATAAAACTTCTTCAATTTATCATTTCACAATCATATTGTAGAAGAAAAGTGTTATTTTACTCTTCTTCTTCTTTACTTTCTACCTTTGCAGGTTTATCATAAGATTCGGATTTCAACTTTCGTCTTTCCCTCATCTCATATAAATAATGTTCTTCTTCATTCATTATTATCCCTCAATTTCCATATCTTAACGTTGTAAGAACCACCCATTAAAGATTTAATTTTTTCTTTACCTACACATTCAAATGCAGGTTCTTGACTTAAGATTGGTCCAATTTGTTTTACACATGTACCATCTCTTGTTACTTTATTCAAATACTCACATATTTGAACTGTATTACCTTTACCATGTTCCATTAAATATCCCCAAATGTGGCTCTTAATTCTTCTTTTTCCCATTCCTAAAATCTCCCCTGTTCCAAATTCTAATTTCCATCATTATATCATCGTCATCAATGACACCTTGTAATTCAGTGGCAATATCATTATGTGCCCAATCAATGAATTTTTGTTCCATTGACCCCTTGTCTGTTACAGAAGGAAACCATATTTGGTCTAATGGTTCATACCAATTGGGATTATCCAATACTACTTTACTTGCAGTTCCTATCACAAGTCCTGATTTATACTCGTGCATATCTAATTTGTATAATAAATTTAATTTCTTACTTGTTATCTCCATCTATATCAACACCACTATTTATAGTTAATTCATATTCTTTTCTTAATTTTTGAGCAACTTCTTTGGCCTCAACCCAAGTTGCTATTTTTGTGTTCAACATTAAGTGCCAAGCAACATTATCTGTTGTTGAACCACCATTGAACATCGCCCATATCTTTTTCATCTCACCCATTATTCTTCCTCACATTTACAATCTGAACCCATTTCCCAACAATCATCACATTGTTCTTCTTTTCCATCCATCATTTCTCTATCAAGAGGGTTTCCGTGGTCATAACTCATTATTCTTCCTCCAATATTTCTAATGCTTCAGGTTCAAACATGATATAGCGATATTTTACACCGTATGCCTTCACAATATTTCTTGTAAGTTTCAAATTTTTTCTATCATTTTCAATTAAATCTCTAAGTTCATACCAAACTTCACCAAGTGACCAATTGTGAGGCTCATGGTTTTCCATGTAGGGCCAGTTTTTTATTAACGTATCAATCATCATTTCTCTTAACATCGCCATTTCTAGTTTATTCATAAGTTCATCTCCAACAAATTTATTACTCTTTTAATATCCTTTACTATTTCTTTTACATCATCTTTAGAAACTTCTTCTAAATCAACATAATCTTTAAGAATTCCAACAGCCACTCTAACTATACTTCTCAAGTGGGCCCATTCATATTCAAAGGTCAATGCCCATCCCTCATAGTAATAAGTAGTAGCACTAAGTAACCTATTAAATCTAAAACTATGTCTTCATCTGACTCAATGTTATCGTTCCCTCGCACAAGTCGAGATAGTTTATCATCAATTCTCACCCGTATCAAGTCTTGTGAATTACCCTCAGCGAATATACCAATTGGTTCCATTACTGAGTCGCCATATTGTTCATTCTTTTTCACTAATAGTTCCTCTAATTCCATCATAACTTCTCTAATTTTTTGTTTTGTTTCCATTTTAACACCTCAATTCGCAGCAATAGCAGCATTTATGTCATATAATTACTCGGTCATTTTGTAGGAGATTCCCATTTTCCCATCGTTGGGACAACAAAATGCTTGAGAAAACGCCATGTTCTCGAACAATTTGTCAAAGTTCCCACTTTTCCCACTTTTCCCACCTATCCCCCCTACACATATACACATAGAGAGAGAGAGAAAGGGAGAATAAGTAAGTAAGGAATGGGAAAATGGGAAAATAAAGGTATTAATACAAAATGTGTTAGATATATACCATAAGTCCTTCATAATGTTTTCCCATACCAATGAGAAAACGTGGGAATTCCCATCGTGGAAAATTATCTCGGACAAAATGAACAAGAAAAAAATTATTAAGAAAAACATTGATAGTTAGTAGTTCATTAGTTCATGCATAGTTCTATAACTTGCACGTCCTTTTGGCTAAAAGTGTAAACAATAATAAATATATTAATTATTCTGATTAGTCACATATAATAAGAGTAATTGGTGTAACTTAGACAAAAGGATAACAAATACTTGAGAAGTATTAGCCATCGGTATGCTTATTGTCGCATCTCGGGTAACGCAATACAGGGTGGGCGAATCCACTTATAAGGCCCATCGCTCGATTTGGCGTTATTTTTTTATTTCAAAAAATATCTTTTTAAATGGATATATTACCATATGGTGTGGAATAGTTTGAAGGCGAGCAGTTTGAAGTCTTACTCAGGACTCTGCGTAATTGAATTACGCGTCGTCGTCTGCTGGGTCTTCGTCAAGAACTATGCAATCACCTCCGGTCATATAAAATGAACCATATGGTAATAGACTCTTTGAGGGGAATATTACCTTAAGATTAAAAAGGTCGGGGTTTTGATAAAGCAGACCCCTACTGCTGAATTGAAATGATGATTAGTCATTCTTCCATATCGTCATTGTATACGGTGAACACTGAATGTTCATACCTATTATACAATTTTACGATATTACCGTTTTTGTCAAGGTTGGATGGAATATTTAACAATCTCCCACCTCACGTCCTTGTATCTGATTCAATGCCTCGATAGCATATTGTGGTTCTGCTAAAAACTGGTCAAGCATATCCTTTGTGCCATCCCAAATACCAATCTTAAACCAATGGGTTAAGGTTCGCATCAATTTCTTTGCGGCACGATTTCCTGCGGCATAAGCGTCATCTTCATAAGATTGCTTAATTTTGTAGTCATTACCTCTCTTATCGTGAATCCATTGTTTTCTTGTTCTAAAGTTAATCAATGCTTGGTATTGCGATTGATTATGTCTTTCTTGTATAACCTGTGTAGCCAAAACATCGGCGGCATGCCAAATTACTTCACGCACTTGATAAGGTAGTCTATACCGACCACCCAATGTGTAACAAACTTCGTTTCCATATCGGGCATTATGCCTAACCATATCTCGCATTGACTTAATGAGAGAATGTCGGATTCCTTCACTTCCTCTCCGACTTCCCATTTCGTGCATCCAACCGAATATCTTTGCCATATCCTTATCACCTTCATTCAAAAGAACTTGCTGTGAAGTCAAAATCTTTTCTGACCACATCTCATTCCATCTTTCATCATCTATATGTCTCATCATATTATCTCCTACCCTTTTAGGGCATCACTAACATATAACGAATACGTGTAAGGTAATGAAACAAAGTTTCTTACCATATGGTGTGAAAGGGCGTGAACAGTTTAACGACTTGTTCAGGTCTAGATGCTTATTTAAGCATCTTCATCAGTATCGTCGTCACGCACTTTATACACCTCCGGTCAAATTAATTGAACCATATGGTTCTTTTCTTTGAAAAACAGAACCCTGATATTAAAAAAATCACCTCAAGAGGATTCGGGAAGGTTTGCAACAATACTAAGCGAGAAACTTCACCGTTACTATCCGGATTCGACAACGTATATTGTTTGTCGGGTTTCTTATTGCCTAACTTCCGTCATCCCCTAGAGGAATGTGAAAGGTGGATAGGTAGGATAACCCCGATTAAGGTTTACACTACAAATTTCAGTGTGAGTCGTTCGTTTATTACTATTGATTAGTAAACGCGTTTTTCCGAATGACACTTACTCTAACTACACCAATGGGCTGTACCTCCCATTGTTATCATCTGACTGCTGGTTATACAGTTGCCTTTTTTCATGCCCGCAAAATGACTTTTGATTATTATGTCAGCGAAGGGTATTACAACCATTCGTTAATTGCTTTTGACTCTACCACGATATTACTATCACGAGTCTATCTCAATGTGTATGCTGTTCCCGCTTCTCAATCTGCGGTCTTTCGATTTCAGCCACTATCCCATTCAGGTTGCTTAAGAGATGCCTCTCTTTCACGCCCCGAACATTAGTAGATGGGCTATTGTAGTCATGGGGAAATAACAAAGTTTTGTTCCATATGGTAAGGTGCTTTGCGCCATACCTTAATATTAAAAAATCAAAATAATATTAAAGGTTAGGATTTATTATGTCGACGCTATCCTGAAACAGCCGCCCCTATACTAATTATTATATTAAAGGGGATTGTGTTACCGCACATTATTAAGGGGCCGTGCGGTTAGCCCTATCTTCATCACTGAATCAGATAGTTCCTACTGTTCTTGAGAACAGATTTAATCTTCCTCTTCATCAAGGAAAATTTGCTCAAGACTCATCAGAAGAATCATCTCCTGCATCATCATCTTGAGGCGGTGGTGAAATTGTCATGCCTTCAGCATTATATTCACCATCCCATCGGCCAGTATTGAAGTGCTTAATGAAGCGCTGTCGCATAGCCAATACTCTACTTGCCGCAAACTCTGCACCATCATTATATTGCGAACCGCCCAATTCCTTGTTACGGTCGCTGATGATACTTGTTGCTTGAACGATTGGGTTAGCCTCCCAAAAAGCGGTGTAGGCTTCTGCGAGTTCATCGCCCATAACATTCAAACTATCTTGAAGGGCTTGTGGCAATTTAGATTGCTGTCCCTTCTTGATAGGCCAATGAGGAAGGTCACGACCTTCATCTTTGATTAACGTGTAGTATTTTACACGGTTGCTTGCGTTCTTATTTCCTCTCTTAATCTGACTACGAATAATGGTTAGTGACTCTCCCCAATCTTCACCGTGTTCCTTGTTGGCTTTCAGTTCCTTTTGGTGGTCTTTGTAATGCTGCTCTACTGGCGCAATTACCTTTGCCCATTGTTCATCTGTCATGCTCATATCTTTGTCGTCTGACATTTCATATCTCTCCTACTTCATTACGAAGCATTACTAGGTGGCCGATTACACTGTTAGGGTTCGCCACAAAGTGCTTACCATATGGTGTGAATATTTTAATAACGCAGAATTTCTAATTCTGTGTTAGTTCGATAGGGAATGAGAACTTTGTAGCAAATGACCAATCTATAAAATACACACCCTAAATTCAGGGCAGGGGGTTCAAACCAACCCCCCACCCGTCATTTTAATCAATCTTCGTTGTCATCAATCATCCAAATTCACCCCGTCAGGTAGGTCTGCAATCTTCTTGAGTCCTTCAATTGTGCCATCCCAATCTCCTGAGATTAGGTCAGCCTTGAGTCTACCCATGAATGTTGCCAATCGAGTGTCGCGAATATCATCACGACTTTGGAAGAATCTTTCACCTTTCTTGATGATTTTTCCATCCTTGTCTTTCTTGGCATGGGTGTTGCGATGTGTCAGAAGTGCTTCAAATCCTTTCTTCTGAGGCCTCAATTCACGCTTGAGTCCTTTCTCAATCAAATCCCATGCGGGCTTCGCGTGAGCCGGTGGAACCCATTTTGAATTTGCTTTCACAACCGGATAACCTGTTGATTCAATGCCGGTGGTTTGCCCTGCTGTTCTCAACTTCCGCTGTATCTGCTTCACATCATCGTCGGTTTGACAAGTAGGCATTTGTCGAACGTATTTTTCAACGTCCTCATAGGCCCACTTCAAACCCATATCCCATTTCTCTTGCTTCTTCTTGTTGGCCTTTAGCCAAGCAACGAAGGGTGCAAGAAAAGTTGCTATCTTTTCTGCTGTCCATTTCATTTCTTTCATTAGCCCGTCCTCCTATTGGGCATTAGTAAGTTAAGGTCGGTAGGTGTAAGGAAGCCACAAAGTTACGTTCCATATGGTGTGGCTTTGCACACACCTTAACTTGTACTAGGTTACATATTAGCATAGGTGATAAGATGCCTAATGAAGATAAAGACAATAATGTGATAGTGATGAAAGATGTTGTAATGAAAATGAAGCAGAACGCTAAGGGTGTTTGGCTTGCTGAAGTAAGAGTCCAAGCGGATAATACTTCAGAAGCACAGGATATGATTAAGGATGCCCTTGACATAGTAACTGCTGAAACTCTACGTAGAAATCTAGATGAGTCATAAACCGGAGAGTGAAATAATGGTATACGCAGAATATATTGAAAGTTTATTAGATGGTGCTGATAAGAAAGTCCACGCAGGAGAATGGCTTAGGGTTGAAACAGTCAGATGCTTGTTAAGTGACCTATGCCTTAAGATGCTTGAAGACCAAAAAGTAGAACTTAACGAACTTAAGCGAGGAATACTAAGCAACAGTTTATTCCGAGGTGAAGAAGAATGAGCAAAGATAGAGTAATTACAGGAGATATTTGTCCATGTTGTAATAAACCTCTACCTGAATGGAGAAATTATAGTCATTATTACAATAAGTGTATGACAGTGGTGATGAAATGAAACAATTGAAATTGAAAACTGAATTAGAAGGCCCGATAGATGAAGAAACAGGTATTCCTATTTGGACATATCAAGAATATATGGTGATTTGAATGGAAGAAAAATTAGATGCTATACTAAACACAGTAATACGGGAAGAAGTTAGATGTGTTTTGATGAAATTGATGACTCACTTCCCTAATCATATTACCGTTATTGAGAGTGATTGGGATAATGAGGCAATTCTTGACTATCTTAATGGCTTAATTGCTATGACTAGAAGTAGCCTTGAGGTAAATCGCACAGTAGTTGCTGCTTTTGCAATCAAAGGACAACATATGCCTTATGATGTTGCTCAAGATATAGTCGGTCAAGGTAGGGAGGAAGAAGAATGAGTAAATCGTTAGGTATGTTATGGAAAAAATTATACTGTAAGAAGTGTAATGAAGAAGTTGAGGTTAAAGTTAGCCGTGAAGACCAATATTATGTGGGTGATGCAAATTATCCACGTATTAGGGTTATATGGCATAACTGTGTATGTTGTAATCAAGTATTAGGAAAGTATGATTTAACAACAGGCGCACAAGAAGAGTGGGATGATAACGCAGAATACTGCTCTCAAAACTTCAGGAACTATATTGTTCTACGCGACCAAATGAGAAATGAAGAAGAAGATTAAATAGATTCAAGGGGTTTATCCAGTAATAAGGACTAAACAACTTCGGGCTTAACGGAGAAAGGGGGTTAGCATATTTCCTCCTTGTCTTTCCCCCTTGAATGATATTATACTCTTCTAGTTTAATATCTTAAGGTAATGCAAAGCATACCATATGGTTGTATTTATGCGTCATCGTCGTCATCTCCATTATCGGCGAGGTTTTTATTATTTATTATCGTATACTTACACCCATATGGTTCCACTTTGCGGAATCAATTTTTTATTGAGATAAAAACAAAAGTTAGTTACTAAATGGCCTTATGGCGCAAAATAGACCTTCAAAAGTTATTAGAACATGCCTTTTACCCACCGTTATACTCTAACCCGCGAATGTTATGTTTTAGAAGGGAAAAATATCTTTGCAGGGTAATCTAACCTCTATTATATGCTCATGCAAACTCTTATAACATATACTAAGAATCCTCAGCCGGTGAAATACATGGATTGGGACTACCTACATGAAATATACAAATGCTTTCCACAGCAAAATGATGCAACTGAATTATTACATGAGTTAGACAATCTACTTCAAGATTGGGACAATTTTTTCAAACTCTACATGATACACGCGCCGCCACCTAATACAGAACAAGAACAAATACAACAATGGTTCAAAGAACTGCGTCAACAGCATCAAAAATGCATAAAAAGGTATAATAAAACACTTCGGCGGGCTATTAATACAAACTTTGGTGAGTTTTCACTAATGTACGGGCAACAAAACCTTAATAAGAAAGAGAAATCTTCAAATAAACAAGAGGATGATGACGTTAGTTATATGTGATGCCATTTTATGATGCTTATTCTGGAAATGGATTTAATTTAATATAAAAAATTTTGCTAATGCCACAAAAATCTCCGGCCAATTTTTTGAAAAAGCCGTTTTGCAGGTTGTGAAAAAATTATGTGGGAAAAAATTCTGAAAAAAGAAAATACTCGCTTTATTTGGAATGCAGATATATTTTCTTGGTCTGATAAACACAAAAAATGGCTTAAAGATTTAGATTGGGAAAAAATTGTAGAATATAAAAGGGGTTTTCCGATTTGGCAGATAGAAAAACACTTTAATACCCAAATTACTGACTTAAACGAAATTATGCAGAAGTTGTGGGATGAGGGTTCAGAAAATCTTGAAGATAAAAAAGAGTTACAGCAATTAAGTGATGATTTAGGTAATCAATATCAAATAATGATAACAACAATCCTTAATAATGCTAATGATGCACTTAGACAGATAGCAGGAATTCAATATAATTTGGTAGGTCAAGATGAAGCAACAGGGGCTGTTAAATTACAGTGGGTGAAATAATGTCTTGGAAAAAAATTCTAAAATACGAATTTCCTAATGTTGGAGATTCTACAAAAAGATGGTTTCCTGAAGGAACGTTGTCTAAGGATGATTTAATACAAGCCAAAAGAAGAATTAGATTTGATTTCTTACCAAAGTTAAGAGGACAAGCAGAAAAAGACGTTTTACAATGGGCTGATTTAATTGAACGTGCAATTGAAACATTTGATGATGAAAATATTGTGTCATTTATGACTCCTGAATTTATTCTTGCCCAAATTAACCTAATATTAGAAAAAGCAGGAATATCCCCTGAAGATAAACAACGGAGGGATTTAACATGACTTGGAAAAAAATTCTAAAATTCGACTTGGAACGATACATTTCTACTGCTCTTAGAAAGGACAGTAAATTTGTGCAACACATTCAAGATTTACTTATGCATTTAGGAGCGTGGCACGTAATTCACGATAAACAAACAGGTGAAGTAAAGAGATATGAAATTAAGAAGGATGCTCTTAATGAATTTTGGGGCAGTTTACCTGAAGCCTTTAAACAAATAACATTTCAAGAAATTAAAACAAATGTTGATTTTGCTGCTATGCCCAAAGAGGACTTAAATGAAGTTAATTGGGAACAGGTCGTAGTTAATGTGGCCCCTGCAATAGACCTGATAATTAACAACGCTAATAAGTGGTTGCCAAATTTAGTTAGAGGTTCATATAATTGGGGAGATGGGAGAGGAAGGAGATGAATTGGGAGAATACATTGAAAGCGCCTTTCAAAACAGATAATTTTTACGTTAAATCAAATATGCCCAATGCTGATTTTTGGCTTCAAGCCCGTGGTGAAGATTATACCGTAGGTAGACCTAAAGTAAAATATGATGATAAAGATAGAATGAATAGAGAAACTGCTTCAAAATATGATTGGGGCGTCAAGATTCTTAATCCTGAAATTGACAGGGAACATTTATTGGATTATGTTTGGGACCAATACAATAGAGGGGAATTTAAAAGATTATCAGTAGGCACACTACAACAACATATTAGAATTGGCTATATTAAAGAAGTGTTAGACAGATATGTTGTAGGTCAAAGAACCCCTGAAGAAGTAGAAGAAGCAAAACAAATAAATAAAGATTTACGCCAGTCATTATTAAATTCAATGGAAGTGGCATCTAAGTTACATGAACATCCACGGCATAGACGTAAAGCACTTAAAATTCATAAATACCTTAGAGAAATGTTAGACATAATTGAAGGTGGTCAACGATGACTTGGTTTGATATTCTTAAAAGACTTGGTGCTGAACCCATGATGGAGAGGAAACCTGATAGAGAATTACAAGCCCCTAATTCTAAAGTGATAGATTTTGAGTTAGCAGGTGAAATGGATGTTACAGATAGTTGTTGTGAAGTGGCAAGAAATCATGTAATAGAATTAATGGGAAATGTACAAAGGAGATATGAAAAAGAAGGAAGAGAGGAAGAAGCAAAAGGAATAGAAATTGCTATCCCACCTCTGGAACAGTACGATTGCGGTGAATTGCTCAGTATAGTCAAGCGAATGCATGATATTTCACATGAAAAACCACCTAAAGGTATGAAAATTAATCCTGAATATTTAGAGTGGAGAAAAATATACGAGGAATGGAAGGAGTGCGACAAAGAGGTGGTTTGATATGATTACTTTTTCCTCAGACACTAACTTTACAGACACTCTTAACCCAACAGACAAAGGTTATCCCGCTATTGTTGAACCTGTTACTTATTTTGTAGGTGCAATATATCCCGATATTGTAGGCTACACTTCATTCGCAGATATGGGAGATTTTTACTTTGTAGGAAATACATATATTGCACCTGAATACAGAGGAGAAGGTCATTATTCTCAATTACTTGCAGACCGCAATAATCACTTATACGATAAACCTAAAGTAGCACTTGTAAATCCAATGAATGATACTGACATTAATATACTAAGAGAACAAGTGAATAAACAAGGCGGAAAACCCGTGTATTGTTACACTCAAGTTTCCGATATTATGTCTGAAGGCGTATATGCAGATTTAGCAGAACTACCAATGTATATTTACAGGTGATACTATGTGGGAAGATATTTTGAAGAAGAAGAAAAAAAAGAAACTAGACTGTTGTGCTAGAAAGGTCAAAGCAACAGCAAAAGTTTGGCCTTCAGCATATGCTTCAGGTAGAGTAGTACAATGTAGAAAAAAGGGTTGTGCTAATTACGGCAAATCTAAGAAGTGATTATTATGACTTGGGAAGAAGTATTAAAAAAACGCAAATTAACTGCAAAGCCTTCTTCTGAAACAAGTCTTAGAGATTGGTTTGGTCGTAAAGGGGCTAAAGGAAGTAAAGGCGGCTGGGTAGATTGTAATACTTGTCGTAAAGATAAGAAAACAGGACGTAAAACTTGTAGTGCCTGTGGTCGTTCTAAAGGAGATAAACGCTCTAAATATCCTTCTTGTAGACCTACACCTTCTGCCTGTGGACAAAAAGGTAAAGGTAAAAAATGGGGAAAGAAAAAATAGTAACCTTTATATTGAAAATAGACGGTGGTTATATTATGGGATGGGCAGATACTTTACAAGAAGTTCCTCACAAAACCAAAGTAAGAGTTAAGCGTGGTTTTGAAGATGAAGCGGTAGTAGATGATTTAATGGAAAATCGCCCTGAACTACAATCAGAACATAATATGCGCGAATACAATCAAAAAGTTATTCACTTGGGTAAGCAATTTACCACACTAATAGATAAATTTGAGATGGCAGGTTTAGATAACCAAACAGGCATTAGGTATAGAAATCAAATGAGAGAAGTTATTATGGATTTAGAAGATGTTATTAGTAAATTAAAGGGGGAAGTTAAATGAGTTGGGAAGATACACTTAAGGCTAAAAAAGATGATTGGGTTAGAAAACCACACGTCCCAAAGCCAAAAATGGAAGACAGAATTATTGAAGTATTGAAAAGAAATCCTTCAGGTCTTAAATTAAAAGCCCTAACAAGTTTAGATTTAGGAAATTGGTCAAATAAAAGAGTAAGAAAATTTTTACAAAATCATCCTAATATACATGTGCAAAGAAATCCAGTGGGAACCACCGGCAACGTGAAAACATTATATTATTGGAGAGATTAATATGGTAGATAAAGCATTAGAGAATGCAAAAGAAATTGCGGAATTAACTGGCAGGTCTACAAAAGATGTTATTGCAGATATTCTTGACGATGGTGTATTGAATAACTCTATTCAGGAAAACACATCAGCCATAGATAAAGCCACAGTTACAGCAGAAAAACTACAAAAATTAATTACTGCTGTTATTCCTATTCTTGTTCTAATTGCAGGTAGTGGATTAGAATTAGGTGGTGTTATTGACCTTACGCCCGCAGGTGATGGTGATGATGAATGGGCTTGGCAAGATAATGGACATTATTATCCTGAACCTGTTCGCTACGGATGTATAGATAGTAATGCTGAGAATTACGATGAATACGCTGAAGAAGATGATGGGACTTGTAACTACCATGAGGATGAAAAACTGTTAGATATTCAAAATCACGAATTATCACTTGTTGGTGATAATGAACTAAAGGTTGAGTTTGGTCTTGAAGTCGATGGCGATTTCTGTTGCGATGATATTGAAATTGCGTGGGAGATTGAAGTTAATGGTTTTTATGATGATGGTCTTAGACGAGTTACACTACATTCATATGATGAAGAAGGCTACATTGACCTTGAACAATATTGGTCTGATATGGGAGAAGGTAATTATCACGCAAGAATTGAAGTTAAGTGGATGAATGATATATGGGATGAAGAAACAACTAACGGTATTGTTATTGAAGAAGAACCCGTTCAAGGATGCACAGATGATAGCGCAACAAACTATAATGAAGAGGCAGAAGAAGATGATGGTTCATGTGAATATCCTGAACCGGAACCTTGTGAACCTGAATATTATGATTACTATGTTAGTTATACAGATAATAACAATACCACCCTACAATTTACTTATGATGTAGATATTTCATGTAATGAAGAACAAGAAGTTACAATTCAATTCCTTGCTTACGTTAATGGTAGTGGGCATGGTGAAGCACCATATAATTACACAGTAGATACTTACAATACAACATATCAAGATTGGGATAGCCGAACAGTTTACCTTAGTAATTTTGAAAATGATACATATGACATTTATGCATACTTAATTAACGATGATGGACAGATGATTAAAGAACTTATTTGGAGAAATGTTGAATTAGTAGCGAGGGATGAGTAGTGGATAAACAGGAGAGGGTAGAACAGGCAATACGCATAGCAACACAAAAATTTAACAGGTTGTTAGCGGCAAAAGTATTTGGTGGTGCAGAGTTTGATAAACTACAATCAGTAATAGCATCACTTTCAAATGATTTAGCAGATATTCAAGATGAAAAAGGTTATGAGAAATTTGAAGGAGATAGCAGGGGGGATAATTAATGACAAGGCCGTATTCAAAATGTAAAATGTTTATTAGTTGTATGGAAGAAATTTTTAAGGAGGTAAAAGAATGAGTTGGTTTGATTTATTAAAAGCGGGTCAATGCACTAAGCGCACAGGTAAAACAAGTTCTGACCGTAAAGGTAAGAAATGGATGGCTTGTGTTCCTAATGGAAAAGGTGGTTATAAAAGAGTTCATTGGGGCCAAAGAGGTGTTTCAGTAACAGGTAAGAAAGGCAATACAAAACGTAAGAAATCTTTTAGAGCAAGACATAATTGTAAAACTTGCAAAAGGGGAGATTATTCAGCAAGATGTATGGCTTGCAGGGATTGGTAAGCATGAAGGATAACGGCAATTGGGATGTAAGAATTACACTCAATGATATTTTTGTTGCAGTAGTTTCACTACCTATGGTTTTCATTTTCTTTATTTTATCATATCAGTTAATTAATCAAGCATTTGTTAACGACCAAGTTAGAGAAGATATTGAATCATATATTGCAGTATTAGGTATTCTTTCCGGTCCATCCTACATGGCTATTTCTCGATTCTTCGATAGATGGAATGCAGAACAAGAAGAACGTGTTGAGGCTATGCGACGAATATCAAAAACAGAAGATGATTTGAAGAGAATGCACCTAAAGCGACCGTTGAAAACATTAGTGCCAAAAAAGAAGTGATATTATGTGGTTTAATATTATTAAAAGAGAAATTCCCACAGAAGTCCCTGACGGTGAATGGCGACAATATTTTATGGGTTTAATTCAAGATGTTACAACACATATTAGAAATTTAGATAAAATGCCCATAGATTTTAGACACGCTTTTGCAGGTTCAATTATTGATGTAGATAAACCTATCGAGTTTACTAATTTAGATGACCTAAACATTTATGTAGATAAAATGCGTCAAGAGTCATTAGCAATGATAGGTATTTGGGATGAATCCCCAACCAAAGAATATGAGGAATACTTTGATGTGTGGTATGATTTAGCAGTAGAAAGTGATGCACCTGATAAATTAATAGAACAATTAGAATTATTCGACAGAGGATTGAAAGAAGGAATTCCATTTTGGCTTTATAGCACAGCAGATATAGAAAGATACATGGGGTATAACAGATGACTTGGGAAAATATATTAAAAGTCACCCCTCAAGAGGAGGCAGAACGTTATGCACCTGAAATTGTTGAAGAAGCAAGACAAGAATACGAACAAACTAAGCGTGAGAATTTAAGCAAATCTCAAAACGATGTGTTAAATTACCTTAAAAAAGTTAAGATAATACAAGGTAATGATGATATTGGAAGTGGCAAAGTAGGTCAAATAATTAAGAAGGGAAATCAAGAATTAATAGACATATTAGGTTATAGAGATGAGTTTTTTACATTAATAAGTGAACAAGAAATCAAAGATATAGAAGAAGAACAAAGAGAGGCGATGAGTGATTTCAAGCAACCTGTTCAAGTTCGGGGAGATGATGGTAGTATTGTAGTAATAGATTACGGGTCTGACCCACTAAGAATGACTAGAGCAATACAGGATTATAATGCACTTACTTGGAAATTCGCACAGGTAATATTAGATAACTTAGTTAGTCAAAATTTAGTCAAGAAATTTTTTGTTAGAGGTTTCCAACCTTACGGGAATGAGGCATATGTTAGAGCAACTATGATTTGGACAGCAGAACCTGAAATTAATAGTTGGGAAGATTATGTAAAACTTTATGGTAATCCCAAATGGGATAGTTGGGGATATAGGACAGCATCAAGAAAACTTTTGAGTGAAATAGAGCGAGAAAAGAAAGAGAAAGAGGAAAAGGAAGCAGAACAAAAAAGAAAACAAAACTTACACAGTTGGAAAAAAACCTTAGCAGTAGAAAGAGGAAAAAGAGAACGGGCTAAAGAAATGGGTATTAAAAGAGAACCAAAATTTACAAGATTAGAACAACGTATAAAGGAGGAAGATGAATGACTTGGGAAGATTATTTAAAAAAGACAACAGATAAAGATATTACTAATTGGGAAATCGCAGTAAAAGAATTCATTAGAAAAGGAAAGGAATTAGGCGTTCCATTATCAACAATGGATATACTAAGGGAAGTGATTAAAGATGAACAGCACAATATTGAAGATAGAGAACAACAGTATGATGAAGCAAAAAAAGAAGCAGGGATAGGTTTAACTACTAATACCGGCTTTCAACCTAATATACATAATATAACTTATGGTAGTTGCCCAAAATGCGACGATAAAAAAACAAAGTGTAGGTGTAATGAATGAGTGATGTAATAAGTTTTGACCAAGAGTGGAATGAACGTGGTGTTCAACAAAGATTAGAAGAATGGGTTAATAAATGGTCTGACGGTGCTAATTGGGGAATCGTTGGTGGTCATGGTAATAGAAAAGGTAAAACACCCGATACAGTATTAGGTCAAGCAGAACGTCACGGTGAACCCGAACAATCAAGAAGTGGAACTGCTTCTTTCGATGGTTTAGGTGAGTTAGTCAAAGCAATTCAAAATCTATTATCAGGAACTATTACTGCTAAAGAAATTGAACTATTTAATAAAGCAGTAGATGAAATGGAAGCAGTTTTAAAAGACCCAAAAAAGAACCCGCAAAACATCCCGTTCAGAACTGTTGTATATTTTGCTGAAACCGATGACCCAAAAAAGCCCGAAATAGTTAGGGCAGAAGTTCATGGTCACTATCGCACAACAGCATATAACAAATACCTTGAGTGGGATAATGAAGTAAATGGTGAAAACCATAAAATTGTAGCGGCAGATGATAAATGGTGGAATAAAAACGAAGGTAAGGCTAAACCACCCCTGTTAGAATGTATTGCTAACAATAAAGATGGCATTATGAAGGTTGTTAAAACTGCAAAGAAAAGCATTGGTAAAAAGGGAGAAAAAGTAAAACAAAAGCGTGGCACCGTTGCCTTGTTTAATGTTAAGCGGACCCCCGGAAGATTAAAGGATATTAGCACCATGAAACAGCACGTTCTTGAGATTTTAAATGACCCAAATATTTACCCTAAAGGGCGCAGAACTACACCTATGCCTACAAGATTAAATGACGCTTTCAGTAACAAGGTTTTCACAGCAACACCAAATGATATTGCTATTCTTGAAGAAATGATGATTGGGTTTAAGGATATGCCCGGAAGTAAAAATTTAAAACAATACAAACTCAAATGGCCTAAATCAAATGTGGCTATTAACAAACTAATTAGAGAAGTTATGGGGGATGAATTAAGCACTTTCCAAAAACCCGGAACAACGCCTGAGCAAGCACCTCCGGGAATTAACTTACAAAAAATGCAACCTATATCATGGGAGGGAATATTACGAAATGAGTCGTAAAGTTAGAAAGTCCTGTAAGTTTTGCCAACACCCTGAGCGTGATGGTTTAGAAGCAGATATTTTAGCAGGTAATTTAACTTGCGACGAATTAGATAAACAAGAAGGTTGGTGGGCAGGTACAGCAAAGAAACATATGCAGAATCATATTGATAACTACAATAAAGGCAGTAATCCATCCTGTGCATTATGCACTCATCCTAATAGAGCCGATTTAGAAGTTCAAATTAGAGAAGGTACAATGACCCCTTCAGAAGCAGCAAAACATTTAGGTTGTTCCGTCGATGTTATACAATTACATCTTAAGAATCACTTAAAACCAATTGTGCAACAACATGCCGCAATTGATATAGCAAGAATGGACTTAAATGAAATAGACCTTTTGAGTAATAACGTTAAAATACTGCAAGATAAAGTGGGAGAACTATTAGAGGACACCGAGTTATCCAATAAGCAAATTGATAGCCTTACAAAATTAGCAAAAGAGATACGGGAATCATTGAAATACTTACTATCATTCAAGGGTGAATTAATCCACAAGAAGGAGGAAACTGTAATCGTTAAACAGGTTGAAGTTATTCAGCGAGTTTTAATTGAACAATACCCTGAGATTTGGACAGAAATTAGAGATAATGTTGCGGAGATGTTAGAATGAGTTGGGAAAATATACTAAAGGCAGATATTGAAGAAAAAATACTTGCTGAAATTAAAAAAGAAGGTGGGGCATTAGGCATGAAAAACCTAAAGCAATTCGGAAAAGAATCTGAAATTAAAAGAGTCTTATCTAAGTTAGAAAAGGAAGGTAAAATCTTTATGCATAAGGATGGAGATATTTACACACATAAACCGAAGTGATACAATGAGTTGGGAAATTTTACTAAAGGAATTGAGTTGCCCACGCGCTACTCAAGATTTAAAAGTTAATACTAAAAATAGAGATGCTGCAATTAAAGATGAAGATATTCGATATGGCCCCCTTAATTTATCAGATGACCAATATTGGGTAGATGCAGCAGAACATTGGAACACATCACCTGAAGTTGCTAAGAAATCAAGATGTTCTAATTGTGTCGCATTTGACATATCTCCAAGAATGAGTGAATGTATGCCACTTGAAGGAGATTTAGGTTACTGTTGGATGCATGATTTTAAATGTCATAAAGATAGAACCTGCTACACATGGGCTAAGGGTGGCCCAATTGATGATGATAAAACATCTAAAGAAAATCAAATGAGGCGAGAACAATGAATTGGGCTGACATAATTAAAATTGCTGATGAATTTGGCGAAGAAGAAGGAGATAGTCTATTTAGGCAAATAGAACACGCAATCCAATTAGTATTAGAATATCAGGAGAGTTTAGAAACAATGAATCTTGGGGCATCATTACCCGCAAAAGTTGTAGACGCAGTAGCAGAAGCCGAAGAGAATATTGATAAACTGCGAGAATACGTTGAAGATTTATTAAGGGGTGAAGAATAATGTGGGAAGAAAAAATTAGTAAGGGTAATATTCACGATGAAATGAAACCTTGGCGAAAACATTTACAAACAGAAAGAATGGATGAAGAGGGCGACATTAAGGAATATGATTTTCCTGAAAAGGTAGGACATAAGGGTATGATTCTAAATCTAATGACTAAGTTGGGTAATCAAGGTATTTACACAGAACAAAAATTAGACAAAGATAGATTTGGAACTGATGTGAGAGATATTAACCCTCGTGAATCACGCCATTATTTATCTTATGATGAAGCACTAGAAGGAGAACGCGCCCTACTTGAATATGATGAGGAACAGTGATTAAAATGAATTGGGAAAACACAATTAAAAAATACGAAGTTACAGATGAGCAAGTGTTAGCGCAAGTTAGACAAGCAATTGAATCAAGCACTAACCCTAAAAATACTCTTATGCAAATATTGGCCGTAGTAAGAATGCACCTTTCACGAACAGGAACTACACAACAAGATTATCAACATAACAAGTGAGGCGATTTAATATGACTTGGAAAGAAACTAAAAACTTTAACATTACTAAAACAACATTCGAGGAACGTATGGAAGAAGCAGGGTATAGACCTGATAAAGAAGTCATTATGACTGAAGAAGAAATAGATGTTGAAATTAAAGCGGTGGAGAAAAGATTAAAATACCTAAAACAATTACAACGTAATATACAAGGTGAGCGTTCTCCCGGCCAACAATCTCAAATTGAAAGAGCAAGAAGGGCTATGTATGAACAAAAACATGGGGTAAAATCCCCACATAATTTAGGTGATTAAAATGGCAACAAAAAAAGATAAAGAACAAGAACTCAAAGGCAAAGTAGAGAAAGCAGATGATATTGTAGAGGATGTTATTGATGAATTAGAGGACTTGGGATTAATTAGTGAGTCGAAGGCTCAATTGATTTTATCCAAGGTTAAACTATACAAGAAATACATTCTTCTTGCAATACCCGTAGCAGTAGCAGTAGTAGTAATGATTCAATCTCTATGAGTGTGATTCATTTGAATTGGCAATCGCTCTTAAAGGCAGGGATGCCTAATTGGAAACAGGCTGTCAAGGATGATAATATTCCTGATAAGTTAAACTTAGAGCAATTTTCAAACAATGAGATTAACACGGCGCACAATAAATTAGAACAATTGATTTCTGAAATGCGTAATAAACAAAGTGATTTTTACAAACAAATTACTACTACAAATGAACTTAGAGGCAGGGTGGGCTACAAGCCCGCTAAAATTAATGCCATGATTAAGAAACTTATAGAGCATAAGAATTTATTAAAGGAACCTATGCCTGAAAATATTGCTTCACTTAAATTCAAAAATAAAGCATTCAAAAACGCATTCCCAAGAGGGGATGAATCATGGGTTGAATGGGTTCAAGATACAACTAATACATTGTATCAAGACTTTGCTGGTAATCCGACTCTTGCTAAATTAACAGTATTGGGTCAATTTTTGACAAGACTAAAAACATTAGATGCAAAAGGTGGTAAGAAAAGAAGGCCGGAAAATCTATTTCAAAATTGGAAACCCTCACCTGATACAAAAGAAGAGTTTACAAGAGGACTAAACAAATTTTCAATTGATAAAAGAATTCCTACGGGAATATTTGAAGATATTAGAAACCAATTTGATATTACAGCAGGAAAAACAGAAGATGTATCAGAAAGACCTGTTAAAACTCGCGTAGAATTAGAAACAGGTCAAGCCGCCCAATCACCAAAATTGGAAGAGGCTTTCAAAGAAGGTAAAAAGAAAACCAAGAAGCAAAGAAAAAGAGCGGCTGAACAAGAGAAGCAAACCAAATACAAGGAAAAGAAAAGAAAGGTGAGAGGTGGTCGTGTTATTTACGGAAAAGATGAATCTATTCCTACAAGAGTTTCGCCTTCAGCCTATAATAAAATTCAAGATTTACCTTACCGCGAATTTACTATTTTTATGAATTCATTACATAAAGCCAACGCATTGAAAGATACACCTTTAATGCATTTTAAAGATAGAGGCTTAAGAATTTTACATCAAATTATTACACTCGATGAAAATAAAGTAAGCGAGTTAGTAATGCGTATTGATGAAATTAGAAAAGGTATTACTCACAGAACAGAAAAACGTGGACAACAATCTAATTTTATTTACACATATATTAAAAATGAAATGCGTAAGAATAAAGACAAAACGGTGTTTGAGTTCTTAGACGTGGATAAACTTTTGGGTGAAAATACATTTAACAAACTAATGACTAAAAGGAGAGAAGCCCCTAATTCACTAACTGGCCCACAGGAAAAAAGATTAGAAAACCACTTTGATGCAGTTGAAACACTGTTCGATAAAATTAGAAAGGAATTGAACACAGGAGATACAATGTTTAGAAAGGCATGGCAACATTATGTTAGACAAAAAGCCAACGCTGATGCAGATGCAAAGGAATTAATGGAAGAACTTAGAGAAGCATCGGAAGCACAAGCCCCTGCAATACGTGATAAAATTAGAAATATTTACAGCAAGATGGATTTAGAAGAAAGACCTGATTATGCTTTATTCGGAATTACTGATGGCGTATTAAAATCAAAAGAAATTGAAGAGGCGTTTAATTTACTAGATACAAGATTTGCAAAAGGAATTTTTGTGACAATGTATTTCAAATATTGGGAATTAGAAGGCACAGAATGGGATAGACAAATTAATAAATGGGTTCCTTCAACATCAGGTTGGACAGGTTATTGGCCCACAGGTCGAATTTTCCAAAATGTTGATAGTAATACATTTCCCCAATCATTCAAAGCGTTACTAACTATTATTCAAGCATTTTCAGGAACAGGCACAATGCAAAGATACAGTAACTCTATGCAAAAAATGATGAATGAATTCATAGTAAATATGGATAAAACTGTTATGACCTTATCAAAGAAAAAAGGTATGATTAGTGAAAAAAACAAAAAAAGAAACGTGGCTTGGATGGTTGAAGAGAAAACAAATAAAAAGGGCTTAAATGGAAAACAACAAATTTTGGAACTACACCCTAACTTATCTCAACAATACGATTCTTGCATGGGGATAAAAGATAATTTAATGGATATGGAAAATAAATTGGACAGCGCATTAGGAAAAATACCCAAGTTAATCAATTCTCACTTTAATGACATATTGGAAAAAATATCAACAGATGAAATTACAGGAACTGCTAAACTAAAGGGGCAATCACAATCTCTAAAAGAAAAACTAATTAATATGGATATTTTAATCGAGGGGGATGAGGAAGAATGAAAGAATGGGACTTTGAAGATTTAGACAGGCCAACTCAAATGGCAATTGAGGACATTACAACCGCTTTTGTTAAAAATAATAAAAACACACAGGAAGTTCAAGATGATTTCCAAGATGTTATTACTGAATTAAATGACGAGGGCTACAATGTAGATGAAAAGGGAATGTCTATCTATTTCAGAAATAGAGCAGATAATGAAAAAATTCGTGCTGAAGTCTATGACGCCGAAAAAGGTATCATTAGACATTTTAGTGAAGGGCGAGAACTAATGAGAGTTAAATACTTAGGAAGAAGTGTAGATGATATTAGAGAAAGTATCAGACACGAAATTGTTGTTCCTACACAATTAGCCATTGAAAGCGCGGCTGAAATAGTTACCCAATTAGAACATTTTTTGAAAAACCCACAAGAAGAAACAGGTAAATATGCTTTTGAAAAACCTTTCGAGCAAAAAGATTTTGACTTATTTCATTCTATGATAGCATTGTTAGATGATGATAACGATGAATCTATTGAAGTGTGGGACACAAATTTTATTACTCAAACTGCTAAAGCGTTATCAAATTTTGATATGGTATCATCAAGTGAAAGAAAAGCATTTTATGATTATTGGGAACAAAAAAACGCGCTATACAAAACATTCGCAAGAACTGTTTTTGGTTTAGAAGGTGTAGCAAAAGATATAGAAAGCGTCAAAATTTCTCAAAGTCTATTAGACGAACTTATGGCTTCAGATATGATGGCAGAAAAAGATAAGGAAAAATTAGAAGATGCGGAAATACTAACCACTGTTCAGCAGTTTAGAAAGGATATTAAGGATATAGTTATTCCTAATTATCTGATAGAGTTTAGAAGTATCTCTATGAAACAATTAAAAGATGATTCTCTTGTTACTGAATTAGTCAGAAAATACCTAAAAACAATCGGTGCGCCTCTTCCTTCAAGTATTAGGGTTGCTGAAAGAGCAAAAGCAGACGATGATAAAGTAGTCCACCCACAACTTGCTGAAGATAAACAACAAACGCAACAAGAAAGAACTTCTATTCCCGCCGCAGGTGAATACACCCAAGAGCAAGCAGAAATTCAAGAAACATTGAAAAGATATGACGAAATTCATGTTGACCCATTATTTGCTATGGTTGTAAAATCTGATAATAGTAAATTAGACTACCTATACACTGATGAAGTCCTTGCACAAGCAAAGGAATCAATTAAATTACACATGGCTCAAGGAAGGCCGGACTTAATTGAAACTCTTTGGTCTGTTTATGAGCAACATATTGATAAATTCTTAAATAATTACAAACAGGCACAACAAATTATTAATGAAGAAGGCAATTCGTTTTATTTACCTATCATGGACGAATCTACCAACATGAATATCATTGAATCATTAAATGTTAAAGGTGGCTTTGTTGTAGAATATATTGATTGGACAGGAACATCTAATGAAACTGAGCCCATGAAATATTCAGAAGCAGTTAAGTTTGTTAATACAAATGTAAAGAAATTTGTTAAAGTGTTAGCCAAAACTTTAAAATTAGTTCCTTCAATTTATGCTGTATCAGGAATGGCTAAGAAAAAGAAGGTTAAGGGCGTTGGTTCAGGATTTAGTGAACGTGCGGATATTGGTGGTCAAGTGGGAGGTTCAGACCCACGATTACCTGAAGTAGATGAAGAAATTATGCAAGATTTGGAAGAAACATGGGATATGATGAGAAAGTATTACATTGAACCTTTTGAAAGCAGATATGTTTTTAATGAAGACCCACCTGATTTTTACACAGACAAAGTATTTGAAGATTTAAGACTTGCTCTTGAGGAAGATGCTGTTTACTTATCACTAAAGAGTATTTTAGACCCGATGCGTGGCGACCCTCCCATTAAAGGTGAAGATTTAGAAAATATGTCAATAGCAATTGCGGGAATTAACGAAGGGTCGATGCAAACTTTAGATACAGATACGAAAAAAGATTGGGCAAGATTTTGTAACGGTTACATTAATCTATTCCAAGGCGTTGGGCGTAAGCCGGAAAAATATATGGAAATGAGAAGGAATGTTAAGGCAGTAGTAGGTTCCTTGTTATATGATATTGGACTAAATACATTTACACAAGAAGAACTACAAAAAGAAAAATTTATGGGTAGGAAATTAACCTATTGGAAGGATAAGCAGGAAGATAGCAATATAGAATTAGAACGAATTATCGGTCTATTAGTTTCAAGAGGCTTCCAAAAATTCATCGAAAGAATAGACGATGAAAACTTAACTTCACAATATAAAAGGTTAAAGGGAACTATTACAAGAAATAATACCCTAAAAATAACAAGTATCACGAGGGCCATGTTAGCAGCAAAAGATTTATTGCTAAAGATGCAGGGTAACAAAGTGTATAAAGGAACTATGGATATACATGATGTAGATAACATCTCTTTCATAATTGATTTGATACAGAAAGAAAACAAAATTGACTTGTATGCAACAGATATTGAAAAGATTGTAAAACATGAAGGTGCGTTTAATACAGTGGCTACTGATATGGGGCTACATGAAGATATTATTTACAAAGTCAAGGGGATGTTTAGATGACTTGGGAAAGTATTCTAAAATTAGCACTACCTAAAGACTACGCTGAATTAGCAAAAAAATATGGCGGGTTAGGCACATTTAAAAATAATGTTATAATTGTTGATTTTATGAATGACGATAATGCAAGAAATTATATTAAAGATATTAAGGGATTATTATTGGACCAAAGGAGAGCATTCAAAATACTAAGTGTTGGTGAAAGAGAAGGGTATCATAGAGTTAAAATTGAAGTGGGATAATGAGTTGGCAAAATATTTTAAAAGCAACTGAAGTAGTTTGGGACTTTGGTATGGGACCAATTGGGCAGTATATTCCACCACAATTTTCTCGCCAATTAGGTTTGTCTTATGAGTTAAAAAGAGATGAAGATGATAATGTAGTATTGGAACTTAAACAAGGCACGATTAAGATAAATCCTAATAAAGTTTTTCAGTTGGTCAGAAATAAATTAAAAGAAAAGGGTATGGGCATTTTTTCTAAAAGAAAAGGTAAATATTTGTTTTTTGAACAGGATGAAAATGGACAAATCAAACGCGAATATGATGCAAAAGGAAATGAAAAATATTTGCCCACCCCGTTATTAGAAGAATTAACGGCTAAAGCATTTAAGAGAGTAGTAATGCACGAAGCAGGACATTCAGCACATCATGTAGCAGAAGACAAAAAGTTTTTCGGAGAAAATCCCGGTGAGTTTGATATGCACCACCTTGAATATGCGGCATTTATTTCAGAATACCCTGAATCAATTTATGATGCGTATAAAGATATGCTTACCCATGTCAATTTAAACATAGAAGTTGATAACGAAACATGGAGGCAATATCAGGGGAAGGGTAGTAGTATTTTTCCTGTTACGACATACAAAGATACAGAAAGATTAGCATTAATTAGAAGTAGAATATCATATGTAGAAAAATGGGCTAAAACTAAAGGGGATAGAGAAAAACTGTTAAGAATGGAAGTGTCTTGGGCCAAAGGTAAAAATAGGTTTGTGAAGAAAAACTTTCCCCAAAATTTAAAACAGGCTCTAGCAAGATATGGAACCCACCCTGAGATAAATACTGAAGAATATAGAAATTTTATTAAACGGCTATTTGGAGGTAAATAATATGTGGTGGGATGTTCTAAAAATGCCTACATGGAATGTAGATTTAACAGATTTACCTAAAGATAAAAGGGTTAGGTTAGGAACTCACCCTGATGTAGAATTAGCAAATAATGTTGAGCAACGTGACCAATCAATGAAACCTTCGGGCGTTTGGTATTCTTTTGCAGGAGATGAATATAATTGGTCACAGTGGTTAAAAGGTAATCAACCTGATTGGGACTTTAATTATGATTACATCTATACCTTCGATATTACAGGTAATGTTTTACAATTAAGAACAAAAGAAGATTATGTTAATTTCCATGAAAAGTATCTAGTAATGTATGATAGAGATTCTGATAAAAGTCGCTTTCCTACATACCACCGCCCGTATATTAATTGGATTGCCGTTGCTAATGACTATGATGGAATAGAGTTTTATGACCATTGGAAAGCAAGAACTCATCATTTGGATGAACCATATTACCTTTCATCCTTAGATGTAGATAGTGGTTGTATTTGGAATAAGTCTGCAATTACCAATGCTAAAGTTATTGCTCATAGAAAATTAAAGCGAGGTCACAAAAGATATTTGCAGAATGTTGTCGATAACAAAAATTGGTATACTAAGGAACCGGTAGAAGAAGCACATAAATTTCACGGAGAATGGGAGAGAGTATAATGGATAACCTGTTACAAGAGATGGACTTGAAAATGTCCGATGGAAACTTTGAGTATTTCTTCACTAAAGTTTTAGGCTATCAGTTAACAGAATTTCACGCTGAATGGTTAGAAGAAGTTCGCAATACAAACAGCACAGTTATTATCTGTTCTCGTGACCACGGAAAATCTGTTTTCTTTCACGCATGGTGTGTATTTCAGTTAGTATTTCAACCTTCAGGTTATGAGATTGTATACATTTCTTCTAACCATAAACAGACAATGGTTCATATGAAAGATATTGAAAGAATATTTATTAACACACCCTGTTTAAAACAATTCAAACCGAGAGAAGGTTGGGCCGTTGGTAACATGACATTAACAAATGGCAACAATATCAAAGAACGCTCAGTCGGTTCACAGATTCGAGGTTTGCACCCAAATGAAATTATCATTGACGACCCTTTGAAAGAGTTTAGCATGAATGCTATTAAGCGAGTAAGTGATTGGTTTTGGGGCGATATGATGCCTACCCTACACCACACAGCAAAACTTAGAATGGTTGGCACACCGTTTACCTATACTGACATATTTGCTGAGTTAGATGAAAACCCTGAGTATCATGTTCTACGTTATCCAGCAATCAATCAAGCGGGTGATGCATTATGGCCTGAAAGATGGAACGCTGAAAAATTAGAACAACGTAAGCGTGAAATTGGTTCCATGAAATTTACCCGCGAATATCTTTGTATACCCATAAGCACCGATACAATGCTATTTGACCCTGAACACATTAAAGCCTGTCAAGATAAACACGCTATGTTGCGTAGTAGTAAAAGAGATGGTTACAGATATTACATTGGGTATGACCCTGCTATATCAGCCGATGGTGACTACACAGTGATGTTAGTTCTTGAAGTAGATGAAGATATGAATAAACAGGTTGTTCATATGTTTAGAGCCAAAGGTTTAGACTTTAGAGAACACATTCAACATATCATGGACTTATGCCGTAGGTTCCAACCTGAAATTGTGATGATTGAAACTAATACATTTGCAAAGGCTTTTGCTATGGAATTAAAAAGTATTTCAGACTTCCCCGTGAGAGAGTTTACTATGAGTAGAAAAAAGAAAGAAGAAATCATTGTCAATTTGCAGATGAATGTAGAAAATCACAAAATTATTTTCCCTATGCGTAACGCAGAATCTAAGAATGTGACCAAAAGTATTATACAGGAGATGAGTGCATTCGGTATCAACGTGAATGGTAAGATAGAGGGAGTGGGCGCTCACGACGACATAGTGATTGCTCTTGCATTAGCAAATTACGCCACAAAGACTTTTAATGACGCATTCATAGACATAGATGATGAGGGATTCCTGAATCAAGAACCCGACCCAATGCAAAATTTCTTAGGAGGTGGAATATATGGTATTAATTAAGAAGGCTGAGGAAATAAACATTGAAGATGCTAAACGTGACCTTCAAGAATTAGAACGGATTAAAGAAGAAGAAGCACCGATTAAGGAACGCCTTTCAGAAAATTTAAACAAATTAGATGTTCCTCCATCCGTTCAAACAGGGGCTGAAAATTATTTGCGACAAACAGGAACTGATGGTAAAAAAGGTTCACCAACTTTACAAGATGTATTGGAGACTTCAATAGAAGGTTTCGCTACTGCGGATTTAGATGCACCAACAGGTATGGAAGGTAGTGCTAAAGACGAAACTAAATCATTTGACAAATGGCTGTCTAATCAGTATGGGAATGAAGCAGATATTGTCAAAACTATCTCACGTATGAAAGGAACTAATCTAACTGAAGCGATGAGTTATATTCCCGAATATCCATCAGCACCAATTGTGGGAGGAAAGTGTATTCCTGATTTAATCAAAGAATTAAAAATGATTCGACGTGAATTAAAAGGAGAACATAGGGATAAAGTTACTAAGGCTTCAGACCATTTAATTACTGCCTATGAAGAATACATTCAGAAAACAATGGATTCAATTTACTGGTTAAGACCATATCAATCTATTATGAAAACGTTGGCTTTGAAAGAAGAAAAGTTGGCTAAATTATACTATATTAAGGATGGTAAAACTCGCGGAGAGTTTGTAGAATTATTGTGTAAAATGTGGGAAGATTCTTTGGATAAAAAAGATTTAGATTTTGGGCATGATTTTGCAGACTTAACTAAATCAATTAAAGATAGCCGCAAACTATTCAATTCTAAACTTAAGGAAATTTCACACCAATCAATTAGGAAATCAAAAAAGCAAATAATACAAGATACGGTTACAGATATTATTTGTGGTCATCCGGGAATTACATCAAATCAAATTCACAATAAACTTCCCCTATCATTCCATAAAATTACAAGTCCGCAATCTATTTCAAAAATGGTAAAGAAAATTAATACTACTAAGGTGGATGATGGTTATTATCTACTGCCAAAGGAAATCAAAAAAGACCTATATTCATATGTTGCAGGATTTATTGATTCAGATGGTTACATTACAATGGATTCAAAAACTTCACCAAGAGTAGGAATGATTGCTACGGGAGATAGAGGTAGAGGCTTTTTCCAAGAACTTGAAAAGGAATTAAAATGTGGCAGACTTCATCTTGACCAAAAGGTAGGGGAGAATAATCGCAGTCAACATCGTTTAAACTTTTACAGTCAAAATGATATTGGGGTAATTTTAGAAAAATGTCTGCCTCACTTCAGAATGAAAAAGGCCCAAGCAGAATTAGTATTAGAAGCAATTAGAATTAAGCAAGGTTTTAAGAAACAAGATTGGGCTAAACCAAGATTAGAAGAAATCTTTAAGTTAATTAAATACGAGAATTGGAAAGATGCAAGAAACAAAACTGAGTTTGTTAAATATGGCATTGACCCTGAAGTTGTAGTAAAGTATCACGATAATAATAAAATGAGTCTTATGGATGAATTAGAAAGCGGGGTGGAATAATGGGATTAAAAGATTACATAGGAAAATTTGTTAAACGTAGAACGCCTACACCTAAAGATAAAGAGGTGTATAATTTAGGTATTCAGGAAAGACGACACCCACAACATATGGTGGGTCCGTATCTTTACGAAGTAGCAAATCAATCTGTTATTGTGAGAACTTGTATTAGTAAATTAAAGACTGAAATTTTCCGACGAGGCTATGAATGGGAAAAGGCATTTTATAGTAAGTGTGCGGATTGTAATGTTACAATGGCAGAACATACAGACCAATGTGTTTCTTGTGGTTCTACTAATTTGGTAAAACCTGATTATGCACAAAAGCAATACGCTGAAAAGTTCTTTGAAGGCTATGTTAATAAGTCTGACCAATTATTTATTGATGTATTAAAGGAATTAGAAACCGATTTAAATATTGCTGATGACGCCTATTTAATTTTGGTCAAAGAATATTACTTAGATAATTTAGGAAATATTGTGATGCATAAGATTAAGGAATTATACAGAGGCGACCCACTAACAATGTATTTAGAAGTAGATGAAGAAGGTGACAGAAATAATTCTAATTACACCTGTGTAACACATAGAGATTTTATTACTCAAGATAAACATGAAAGGTGTCCTGAATGCAATTCCAAACTTCACCCTATTACCTTCGTTAATAGAGTTCATGGTGAGGACCAATATTTTATTGAAGGGGAAGTTATTCACTTTAGCAAGTATAATCCAAGTCGGCTATATGGTCGGCCACCTATTATTACATTATGGAATCATATTACTACCCTTATTGCTATGGAAAACTATGTTAATACTTCATATACTAAGGCACGAACACCAAGAGGTATTCTTGCAGTTCAAACAAACAATATGGAATCATTAGTTCGATATTGGAAGGGTGTAAAGGAGAAGTTAGAAAAAGACCCACACTACATTCCTATCATGGGAATTGAAACAGAAGGTAACAATCGAGGTAGTGTTGAGTGGATTCAATTTATGAACACACTAAAGGAGATGGACTACATACCTGTTAAGGATGACTTAAGGGACCGCATAGGGGCTTTCTATGGTGTATCAAAAGCATTCCAAGCAGATACATCAACGAGTGGTGGATTGAATAACGAAAGTATGCAAATTCTTGTTACAAATCGAGCGGTTGAAATGTCACAAAATGTTTACAATCAATATCTATTCCCATACTTAATGAGAGAGTTTGGTATTACAGATTGGTCATTAAAACTATTACGTTCAGAAGAAGAGGATGATGTGGCACACTTACGACGCCGAGAAATTGAAATTAACCTCGCTACACAAATTAAGAATTTAGGATTTGAAGTAGATATGGATGAAGAAGGAAACTTTATATTCAAGAAAGAACAAAAAGAAATTGAAGGAAAGAAGTCTGAAGATGGTGGAGATAAGCCATTAGAAACTGACCCATATGCGGGAACAGATATTGATGCAAGTCAATTAGGTCAAATGCAAGAGCAGATGATGATGGGTGGAAATAAAGGTGGAGGCACACCAGTAGCAAAAACAAGAAATAAACCTTCAATGAGTGTTGGGCCTGATAAAAGAAACACAGGACTACCAAGAGGTGCAGGTAATCAGAATGTTGATAAAAGAACAGAAAGAAGAGTAGGGTGATATTATGACAGATATAATTAATAGAAAATTAGCAGACGCAAAAGCAAAAATTGAGAAACTACATAGTGATTTGAATAAACCAAAGCCACAGGAAAGGGTCACAAAAAATATGTGTCCACCTATCCCTGAAGCGCCGGACAATAAGGGTGTTAATGAACCTAATGTTCCCGGTGTTATTACAGGGGGTCCAAAACGTTCAAATAAATTTAAACAAGTTTAGGTGATTAAATGAAATCAGAAACTCTAATAAAGGGCTACCTGCTAAAGTTAGCAGGTTCTATTTACTATCAAATAGCGGATAGTGATGAGTTACTTAAAGGAGAGTTTTTACCACAAGAAACATACGCTCGCATTGATGCAAAGATAGGGCAGGAATGGTCAAAAGATTTTATGGAAAGTAAAAGACCCGTTGTTATTCCTAAGATGGGCCGACCATTGAATGTAAGTAGGTCAAGAGAAGATTGGGAAAAAATATGGAGAAATACCGGACTTGATGAAGAACACGGACCAATAAAATTTCAAGGCGACCAAAAACTTCCAAAATTCTACACAAAAGTTCCTAAGTTTCAAGGTAGCAAAGAGAGTAGGAAGGAACAAAAAGAAAGGTGGGAAAGGTCACTTCAAAGGACTAAAGAAGTAGATTATGATTTACCTGTTATGTGGCAATTAAATCTTATACCTGAATCAGCCTTAATGGGTAGAACGCAAGTGTTAACTGATTCAAACCTGTATGAAACAGGTGCAAAATTAATGGGTGCTAAATACGGACGTATGTATGAAGAAAAAATGAAAGAAGTAATGGAGAAATATAAAACTGAAGAAGGCAAGTGGGACACTTCAGAACATCTCGATGAAATTAGAGAAGCAAGAAGTAAAATTATAGATGAAGTCACGGATGAATATTACAAGGAATTTCCCAAAGCAGATTTGTCAGGTGATTCATTCCAAAAAAGAATATACGAAGCAATTAGAGAAAGATTACCTGAATTGCCAGTATGGGGAAAAAATCAAGAACTCATTAGAGATGTGTTACGAGATTATCGTAACGATATGCAAGAAGAATATGGCTACGGTCAAGAGAAAAGAATTAAGGAAAAACTAAAGGAAGAATCAGAAGCAGCATTAGAGGCTCGAAGACAAGCGGCAGAAAAACTAAAGCCTGTTGGTCCCACTTCACCTATGACGGGCGCAGGTTCTAAAGCCGGTTTAAGAGGTTGGCAAAGTCAATTGGCTTCGCGTGAAGAAGTAGTAAGTCAAGGAAAAAAACTTAAGATTCCCCGTGAGGAAATTCAAGAGCAGATAAAACAAATCGAAGAATTCAAACTACATGGGTTATTACAAGAAGCACTACTTGAGGAAGATAAAAATGAAAGATTAAAACTACTACAAGAGGCTAGAACAAAAGATTTTAAACAAGAACATTTAGATACACTTGATTACTTTATTGAAATTATAAGAGAAGAAACAGAAGCAGAAGCAGAAGTTATTAAACCATTAAGTGCAGGTAAAGCAGGTCAAATTGAAATGTCTTCTGAAGGTAAAAGATTAGCAGAACAATCAGAAGCAAGGACTCAAAGAAGAAACCCTGTTATTAGAATTGGTAGAAAGGGTGGAGATAAAAATAATATTCCTTTAGATTCAATTGGAGAAGATTTAACTGTGGTTGTTCCGTTAATTACTGCAACAAAAAGCACTATACCTTACACGTTAAATAATGAAGATGGTTGGTATACCTATGGTAGTGGGATTTTAGAATATTGGTTAAACAAGGTTGGGTTCAAAAAGGAAGCATCAGATTTTGAGGCTTTAACAGATAAAAGAAAGTCTAACGTATTAGCAAAAATTTATGCTTTGAAGCCACCTAATTATCCAATTCCAACAAGAAACTTAATGAGAATGTGGAACGCATTTAATACTCAAGTAAAGAATGCAAATGCTGAAGGGTTCCCAAGTTTCCTTGAAAGTTTTGTTGAAACGATGAATCGAAAATTATCAGGTGAAGATGTAGGAAGAGATGACCTAAACACAGTGCAAGAATTATTGGAATTTATTCAAGACACTTTACCTGAATTAGTAACTATGGTAAAAAGTGGTTTAACGGTTGATAGGAAGAGAGGCCGTGTTACAAGTAATTTTGTAAGAGAATATAAAAATCTAATTAGACCGTATGATGATAAAAATTATATTATTCGATTGATGATAGCATTAGCAATAGATGGTAAAAGTATTGCTGATAAATTCGTAGGCATTAAAGGTGTCAAGGAATTACGTGCTATTGAAAATAAAGCGGCAGACCTTTTGCAACAAAAAATAGCAACAGGTGTTCCCGGAAAAGATTTCTCATTATACCATTACATATTATCTACTCATATTGAAGTTTTTGAGGCTGACCAAAAGAAACCTAAAGGTAAGCGTGAATTTTCCGGAATGCTTCATCCACTAACAATGTCCCTTGAAGAAGTAGAAGAAAAGGAAGGTGAAATAGAAGTAGAATGGCCCCCGAAGAGTGGTCAATTTGTTAAACCGTCTAAGAAACCTAAACCTGATATACCTTCATGGAAAAAAGAAATAGACTCAAAGCGATTTAAAACTGAAGCCGAATTTAAACGTGAAGCAGAAGAACGTGCAAAAACACATGACCCTGAAACGGGATTACCACTTGCACAACTTGAAGAAATGAGAGGTAAACGCGGTGAAAAACCTAAAGTTAAATTGGAATCTGAAGAAGTAAGAAATCCATTTAAACTTCCCCCTGAAGAAGAAGATGCGGAAGCAGAAGAAGCATGGGCAAGAAGAAAAGATATGACTAATGAAGAATATGCTGAAGCCGCAAAAAAATATAATTGGCGAAGGGGCAAAAAAGATTTAGAAGATATTAAACGAAGGCGACCAAAGAGAGGTAGTGCTGAAGAATTTATGCGTCAAGACCTTTTTAATCGCTACAAAGAAGCACAGAAAAAAATAAAAGAACACAAAGATGGAACGGCAAAACTTTCAGATGAACCAAGACGTAACTCTAAAGGAGAAGAAATAGAGTCTGAATTACAAATGTGGACAAAGCGTAAAAAGAAATTGGGCGACCAATTATACAAATCAGATATTACAAAGGCTGATGATGGTAAAGTTTTAGAATCAGTAGATAAGAAAAAGAAAAAACAAATTAAAATGTTGTTATCACAAGCAGACCCAACAGAATATTTTGGACAAGATTTTTTGAAGTTAGGTGAGTTAATTGACACTCTCAAAAAGTTAGGTTTAATGAAGGGAGATGCTAAATTAAAGAAGAAAATTATTCGATATGAGGATGAAAACATTAAAGTAGTGAAATTAGCAAGCAGATTGCGTAAGGAATACGAACAACTGTATCGGGACTTACGCGAAATGGTATACCCTAAATCCGGAGGCGGAACAAGATGACAGAAGAAAACAATGAATTAACGTTACTATTAAAAGAATTAGTAGATAGAGTAAAGCAATTAGAATACACAGTATTTAGCGCAGATAATGTGTTGATGAAATCAGGGTTGGTGGTTACAAATTCTCCGACCCCATCAATTAACACAAATACAAACGGTGTTCCAAATGCAGACACTTTGGCTAAAATGGAATGGACCGAAGTAGATGACTTAGTAAGAAAATTAACAGGTGATATTTGATGAGTTTAAATTATGATGATATTGATTTGGGTCATGTTGCCCGAAAAAAAGACTTGAGCGACGGAGAAAGAATGTTAACATTAATGCTTTCTCAATTAGATGAATTAGAATACCATATTAACAATGCGTTGGGTAGTGGTGTCGGTGATGCTGAAATTGTAAAACCAAAAAAGCAATCAGGTCAAAAAGTAGACGTTATGGGTGGGACTCAAGTTACAGATGATTCAAGCCTCGGTAACAAACAATTACCACGATTCGCGGCTAAACCAAGCAAGCCAAATACAGTTAAGAAACCCGCAGTAAAAAAGAGTCGGGACTATACAGGTTCTTCATTGAATAAAGAAGAACCAAAACCAACACCTGAAGATTGGGAAGATGAAGTAGAACCTGAATCGGATTATGACCCAATGGATGATGCTGATGAACCACCTGCTGATGATGAGTCAGATTACGACCCCACAGATGGAGGAGATTATTACAAGACTGATATGGATAAACTACTACCATTAGTAGCGGCTGGTGCAAAAGCAGTAGATGATGAAAGGAAAATGAGTCCTCAAGAACATAATCTTTTGATGGCACTTAAACAATCAATTACTAAAATTAAGGCTATGGGTAGAACTCTCGGGGAAGTAGACAAAGAACTTGGCGGTTTAGTAGCAGCAAAAGAAAAGGATATGCGAACAACTAAAACACCTGCAAGTAAAGTTATGAACCCACAAGACCGAAGAGGCGGAATGCCTAAAGGTTCAAGCCCCGGAATTAGTAATCAACTTAGAGATAATATTTAGGTGGTGATTTAACATCATCTTAAAGTCTGAGAGGTTAGACCCTCTGTCACGGTCACTTCGCATGATATATGACGAAGTTAGAATTGCTTATCTAAGTGCGCGTGAACGTCCAAAAGAATACGAAGATGAATGGGGAAATCTCATAGATAAACTAAGACAAAAATGGGATGGAACAGGAAAACTTGGAGATTTAATGAGAGATAGAATGGATGAGAATTTATTATTTTCAGAAAAAGCAAAAGACGCCGGAGGCGGAAAAGCAAAAAGAATCTATCAATTAATTAAGGATATGCGTAATGATGCTGATATTACTCAAGACCCATTTAGAAAAAAGTATGGTGATAAATTAGTAGATGAATTAATTAAGAGCAAAGAATTATTTGCTATGTTCCTCCATTGGGCATATCGTGACCATAAGAAAGCACTACCTATTGAGCATTGGGAAATGCATGGTAAAGAGATAGATAATTTCACATCAGGTTATCAAGGATTAGATTTAACTGATGATGAAATCTTTGATTGGTTAGTATCAAACTACGGTGAAGATGAAGCCATTGAAAGATTAGAAACTAAACTTGATGGTGCAAGACAACATCTTTATCAAGTATTTAGTGAATCTTTGAGTAACAAAGCATGGGGAGAATTAGTTGAATCTAAGAGGTTGGCTAAATCAGAATTATTAAAAGGTAAAAGAAAACGATGGATGGATAAAATAGATAAATATATGCAAGAAGTCGGAGATTGGAGAAATATGAGGCAGGTTTATGAGTGGTTAATTACCCAAACTAAACTCGCACCGGCTTCAAGAACAGTAGCGGCATATTTAGCCTATAATAAAAATTATGAAAAAGAAGCGATAACCCAACCTCATACTACTGAAGGAATGTATTCAAATAAAGTAAATAGATATAGATGGAATAACATTCAAAAATCAGACTTCAATAAAGAAGATAAAGACCCTGTATTTATTCAACCCAATAAGCCAATGTATCGAATCTTTGAGATTGACGATATGAAAGAACTTAGAGGTTTTACAGGAGAATGGGTAGTCCAAGAGAAATACGATGGAATGCGTGTTCAATTACACAAAGATAGTTCCATCAAAGTTTATTCATTTAATGGTAATGATATTACCGATAAGTTTGAAAAACAAATCCAATTACTAAATGATGACAAGTTTCCAAATTGTATTTTAGATGCTGAAGCAGTATTATACATGAATGATGAACCTCTGCATAGAGCCGATACTTTGGCCTATGTTAATTCAAAAGAAGAAAAGAAAGACTATGATTTGAAAGTCCATGTATTTGACATATTAAAATACGAAGAAGAAAGTATTGTAGCCACCAAACTTGAAGAAAGGCTACAAAAATTAATGAATACATTCTCCGCTCATTCTCACGAATTTTTACAATTCCCTAACAAGCGTGATACTCGATTTGCAGATTCATTAGAAGAGATTGAAGATTATGCTAAGGAAATTATGGAAAACCCAACATCAGAAGGTGTGATTATTAAGGATGCAAAATCATCCTATGTCATCGGTAAAAAGAAAAATCCTAAGTGGATTAAATGGAAAAAGTTTGTTGACCTTGATTTGATTGTGCTTGATAAGCGGAAAAATAAGAATGGCACATTTAGTTATACATTAGGTGCAGGTCCACTATCAGATGAAGATAAAGAACGTTTTACTGATACACAGGATATTGGAAATAAAACATACTTGAAGGTCGGTAAAGCACTGAATACAAAAATCACTGTTAATAATGTTGGCAAGATTATCCGTGTTAAAGTAGATGAAGTAAAGAAAACCAAAAAGGGCTATACACTATACAGTGCTAAAGTGATTGAAATTCCTGAAGTTACTGAAGCAGAAAAAATTATTACATTAGAGTTCCTATCTAAAGATAATAAGAAATCAGCAAGTGATTATAATATCGAAGCACTTAAGAAATCATACGTTATTACAGATAATATACACGGTATAGCAAAACTAAATACTGAACTGCATTCAGAAGGTTTTGTATTGACCGGCATTGATGGAACATTAATGGCTAAGAATGCACTACTTGATATTGACTTGTGGAAAGATGAATTAAAAACTTTATATGGTAAGGATAGTGGTTTGTTCTATTCTGAAGTTTCAAAGATTCTTAACAGAAAGCCAGCAACACTAAAAGAAATTATAGATGAATTACCTGACGATATGGATGAAGTTTTAGGTAGATTAATACCAAACAAAAAAGGTGAAGAATTAGAAGAAGAAATTAATAATCGTCTACAAGAAGTATCTCAAAATGGATTGTATGGTATTGAGTATAACAAAGATACCAAAGAATTTAGCCATGATGGTGAAACTTTAATCAAGGTTCCTGATGCTCAAGATGATATTGAATTAAAAGCAGACTATTCTAAAGGAGATTATAAAATTTGGAGAAGAGAAGATGAAGATTTAAACCTTGTTATTGACTTGGATGACCGAAAGTTAATTTGGCGTATTCAACAAAATAACGTTGATGACATTTTTTCACTATTTGGAAAAGCAGATAAGTTTGAAGCACAAGTAGATAAGGTTGCAGATAGATATAAATTATTAGATGAAGGTGGAATTAAATTAGGTTCACAAAGAGATGGCTACCATGAATACTTCTTAAGTGGTGATTTACATAATGGGAAAATGCACTTTAGAGTAATACCCGTTGATGGTGAAGAAAGATGGTTAGCGTGGACAGGATATGAACAGACCCCTACTGATAAAGAAAGCGATAAAGGTGTATGGGATATTGACGTAGATAGATATAAAAGTATAAAATATACTGAATAACTACGCTATATTTAAATAGTCAAAGATACAAAGGGTGATAACATGAGTAGCGCAATTGCTATCGAGCCAAGCATGATGGGTAAGCATTTAGGGGCCGGAAGCGAATTAGTTATTCTAAAAGGAAAATCAAATGATTTGGTTATTGCCGGTTATGCTTCAGTAGATGTAGTAGATAAACAGAATGACTTAATCACATTAGAAGCACTACGGGATGCATCATCAAAATTCATGAAGGGGGATTACAAAAACGTTATGATTACCCATTCCAATGTTCAAGTAGGAGAAGTAGTAGATAATTGGAGAGATTCTAAAGGTAATGTATTAAAAACAGGTGTAGATGATACAGGATTTTTTGTAGTTATTAAGATGAGAAGTGATATTGAAAAGGCTAAAGAAGTAGCAAGAGATATTAGGAGAGGAAAATTACGTTCATTCAGTATTGGAGGTCAAGCGTTACATAAAGCAAACAGATATGACCCCGAAATTGGCACATATAAAGAAATAGACAAATTAGAACTACACGAAATCACAATATGCGAGGAAGGGATTAACCCCGAAGCAAAATTCAACATTGTAAAACAAGACAAAAAGGTGAATAAAATGACAGACGAAATAGAAAAAGCATTGAACGAGTTTAATGATATTGTATCAGAACTCCGAAATCAAGTAAGTGTAATTAGCAAGGAAGAAGAAGAGGATATGGAAATGACCGATTCTGAAGAAGCAACAAAAGCAGAAGTCGCAAAAGACGAAGATGCTGATGATGGCGCAGACGACAAAGCAATGTATTCTGACAAAGATGCCATGTATTCTGACAAAGATGCAGGGTATGGTAAAGAAATGCATGAAATGAAGGCTGATTCAGTTGTATATGGTCACAATGCAACAGGTAACTCAATTGAGGGAACCGTTGCTACCCATGCAGACAGTGAATATAACGAGTATATCAAGCGAAAGTCTGAGAGCATTACCACTCTTGACCTAAGCCATGAGAATCTCGCTAAAGCATATGCACAGTTTAAGGCAGAGCAAGAAGAGGCTCGCGCATACGAAGTTATTAAGCAAGAGTTTGAGGCTCGCTATCAGGCAGAACTTAAGAGTGAATCTGATGCAGTAGCAAAGTCAAAGTATGATGCTTCCGCAGAAATCGCATCTCTAAAGAACGAATTTTCAGAACTACGAAAATCTCTTGAGAATAACAACACAGTTATCGCAAAGCAGGTTGAATCAGTTAACGCTGCAAATGCGGTTCCTGAAGATGTTCTACTAAAGATGCAGAATCTCCACGAATTATCTTGGGAACAAGTTAACGATTTGGCAAGGGAGGTCCGTGGCCTTTAATTAGGTTCGGAATTTAAATTAAATGGTGATTATTATGTCAGGAATTAATACAATTAGAACAATCGAAGATTTAGAAAGAGCAACATATGGTAACTTTAACAGTAGCATTTTGAAGAGTGCAGGTATTGAGAGTGGTATTCACACCGCTCACGATTCAGGCGCATTTTCAGCAAATGCACTTTACAACCTTATCTATGGTCAGAAAGTATGGTCTATGCTAAACCGTGAAATTAACGCTTTGGCTATGCTACCTAAAAAGCCGTGGTCCTCAAGTGGATGGCGAGTTCTCAAAGAGCGTGCATTAGGTGGTTCAGGAGATACTTGGTCTACAACAGGTGGAACAGGTCATGGTTCACTAACAGAAGCACAAATTGGTGGTGTTGCAGAAAACGCATCATTTACTACTGCGGCGGCTGATGTTTTGAGTCCACTAAAGCCTGTATTCGATACACTATATGCAAGTCCAAAGACTATTGCACATCAATTCGAGATTTCCGAGTTGGCTGCTGCTATGGCAAAGATTGATGATGGCATTGGTGATATTATGTCGGCTTACCGTGAGGAAATTGGTGTTTCCCACGCTGAGGCTATGAATCATATGCTACTTATGCCTCTTGAGTCACACATTGATAGTGGTTCATCGGTATCAGGTATCGGTAACAACATTACTTCGCTATACAAAATCGTTTCAAGTTATGCTGAAGTAGATGCTATGGATGGCGGTGTGCTAATGGCAGGAACACAGACAGGTAACGCAACATTAGTTACTCTATACGGACAAACTCGTGTTACAGGTGCTACTGATGCATGGTTAGATGCTTATGTGGACTACGGAACATCTTATGCTTCACGCCGAAACCTAACTTTGAACACTTTGAATACTGCTCTACGTGAGTTACAGATTCGCGGTGGTTCTCCAAAGGTTATGCTAACAGGATATGACACAATTCAAGCATTGGGCGAATTGCTACAATCTCAAGAGCGATATATGGGACGTGCAGAAATTATGCCAACTGCTAACGGTGTAAAGGGTGTAAAGGGTCGAGAAGTCGGATTCAAGGTTGCTACCTATCACGACATTCCCCTAATCCCATGCAAAGAGATGCCATCAACAGGTAGTGGTTCAGGATTGAGCGATATTCTTATCCTTGATACAGACCATTTGCACTTTGCTACATTGAAGCCAACAGAATACTTTGAAGGTGGAATTGATTCGGGCGACCCATTCGGTGTTAACAAACTCGGAAACCGAGGTCTTTATCGGACTATCGGAGAAACAGTTTGTACATTCTTCAAGGGACAAGGAAAAATTACAAACCTTCAGTGAGTTTGTTTAATAATTTACATAGGTGATATAAAATGGCACATACAGTAACATTATTAGCAGACCATTTAGGGTCAGATAAACCACGAGTTGCAGGAAATGAATATTGCGTTGATGCAGTAGTAGATATTACATCTTATACTGCTAACGGCGAAGAGGTTCTTGCTACTTCCTTCGGATTAAGCACAATTAATTGTGTGGTTGTATCGGGTATTTCCGTTGATACCCTTACAGGCGGCTATGAAGCAAGGATGATTGCACCTGAAGTAATGTCCGGTGCGACAAATGGTGGAAAATATCATAGTCAAAGTGATAGGTTCCAAATCCATGCTAAAGAAGCAAGTAACACTGATAATATTGGTGAAATCCGAGTGAGAGTTTGGGGCAACCTTTGAGGTGAATCAGGATGACACATCGCGTTAAGTATTTGGGAGGCTTTTGCCGTCTATATGGACAGGAATTTAGAACGTCTATGGGATGGTATGAAGTAGATGAGAATATGTATCTCAAAGTGCGTAACGCACCTGATTGGGAAGTAGAAGGTGAAACTACGGCTGAAACAGTAGAAGAAACTGTTGATGAAGTCGTTGAGGAAGTTGTTGAGGCGGAGGATAACGATGATGCCTCTTCAACCCCTTCTCTTGATTCAATGAATAAGTCTGAATTAAAGGCTTATCTTGATGAAGCAGGTGTGGAATACGATTCATCACTAACTAAATCAAAATTACTTGCATTAGCAAATTCACTTGATGAAGAAGAATAAATCTAACCGCTACTTTTATTAGTGGCGATAGGTTTAGAACATATTAGAGGCGTTATTATGGGTAGAGTAAGAAGTATGAGAATCGCAGGTTTAGCCAGTGGTGGTGTTGATACAGATATATTGACAAATCAAGGTGCAGTATTGCATCAGATTATTGTTAGTGTTATTGATAAAGCAACGGGTGTTATGGGGCATGGTGGTGTCCCATTTGAAGTTAGAGCATATGAAGATACAACAGGAACAGGGACAACAAATTTAATTTGGCGTAAAGATTTTACCTATATGGCGGCTTTTGACGGCAACCCCGATACAACAGATGGTGCCGATGAATCTTATTTTAGTCAATCATTTGATGATGGTATTTATTGTAAATCAGGTTTGCGTATTGAAATAGACCGATTAACTGCGGCTAACTTAGAAGTATTTGTCCTATACTCTTGAGGTGTTTTAAGTGCCAACAGAAGTGGCCGAAATGCCTAACGTAGCGGCGGTCCAAAATAAAAGTAATTGGGATATAGAAAAGGCGACTCGTTTATTCTACAAATTTATTCATCCTTCAGTTAAGGATAAGGAACAAAGAAATGTTAAGTCAGCCCTTGTGGGTTGGCTTATGGATAAAGAAGATATGGAAGATGATGATGAAATAGATTTTAACATGGCAGAATTTAATAAAATTAATCAAATGGCTCTACAAAAATTAGGTAATTCTACTCTTAAAGATTTGGCAGTTAATGAAACTAAATACGGTGCTGAAGGAATTGCTTCTAAAGATACAGGAAAGGACTTACCTTTTGGTTGGAAATGGACTAATCTAAGAGGAGAAGAAGATGAAGATATTAAAGAAGTAGATATTGACACAGTTCTTGAATATCAGAAAAATATACAAAAAGGTCAAAATTCACTTGCTAAATTAAAAAAAGAAAAAAAGCAAGCAAAGGGCAATAAAGACCTTGAAGATAAAGTCGACAAAAAAATTAAAAGACAAGAAAAAGCGATTGGAAAATTACAACAAACTCTTACTGCTTTAAGAGAAAAAAATTACGATAACGACATAACTTTAAATCAAGCAGTAACAAACTTAAATGACGCAGAAGGTTTTTTTACAATTTTATCATTAAGTCCTGAAGCAAAATCAGATGCCGCTAAAGCATTAGCAATAGTTACTGATGTTGAGAAAATTAAATTTGAGGATGCTCCCGATAAATTTGAAGAATTATATGGTGTCCCATATAGAGATTTTAAAGAGGCTAAAGCAAAAGCCGTCCAAGGTATCTACGATTTAGAGTCATTTCAAAAGAAAAGATTACAAGATGTTAGTAGAAGGACTATGGAAGTGGCATTTGAACACCGTGATAAGGAAGAGTTTCCAACAGATACTGATTTTTCAGCATATCTTCAAGAAATTGACGATGAAGAATGGAATGATTATTTTACTCGACTTACAACTAAATACAAAAGTAAGATTGATGAGGAATTACCTGAAGGGACTACTCTCGCTACCCCTGAAATTATTGAAGAAAAACTTGATGAGCCAAGAGCGAGAAAAACTAAACTTGATGAAGGGGGAGAAGAATTTTTACAAAAATCTACACCTTTTAGTCAGAAAGAATTATTGGCTGCTTTACAAGAACAAGTTATTTCTGCATCTCCAAGAAAAAAGTCATCACTCAAGGATAATGTTTACAAAGTGTTTGTTACATCAACAATGACTGTTAATTGGCTTCAACAATTTGCTGATAAAATTGGTGCAAAAACCACAGAAGCAATTACCCAACTTAGAAAACAAAATCCTACCCGTGGACGAATACGAATTAGAGAGGATAAATTACTTGATAGTGAAATAAAAGAATTATTTCCGGGTATTGAACATAAACAAACTTTTGACCATTTAATTAGAAATATAAAAGACTTTGGAAGAAGAAGTCAGACCACTTTAGAACAATCAATAGATAATAAGGTTTCAGATACTTTGAATCTTTATTGGAAATCGTTAGATACATCGGCTGAAATTCTTGATAGTTTAAGCCTTATTGATAATGTTGAAAACCATATAGATTTAACAGGATATGACAAAGATTTTTGGGATAGATACGATAACTTAAATTCCTTTAAAAGATATGTCTTAGGTCTTGCTGTTGCCGGTTCAGGCGAAAGAAAATTATTAGACCAATTAAAAAATATGCAAGAAGGAATCAATTCACTTTGGAAATATTTAGAAAAAATAGATGATTTAGAAGATGATGATGAGGAAGATGTTGAAGATTCTACTGAAATGGATGATATGTCTGATAAAGAAGTAAAAGATTTAGCAAGGGCATATGGAATTAAAGGCGTTAGAAACAAATCTATTTCTGAATTAAGACAAGAGGTTGAAATGCTTAGATTAAAAGAAGTAGAACAAACCGGAGATGAAGAGGAAGAAGTTATTGCAGGTGAAGGTGCTCAAGCAGTAGCATTAACAAGAGAAGGTGACTTACTTGTTGATGAAGAAGAGGAAGAAGAGGAAGAAGAGGACGAAGAATTACTCGATATTACCCAATTGAAGGCTTCGTTAGATGCTACCGATGAAAGTATTGATAAAGATTACATTAGTTCCTTGATTGATGATTTAGATACATTAATAGATACATTAATTGTTGTTGTAAAGAGAAAAAAATACTCTCTAAACAGTGGTGATATGACAAAGAAAGCAAAGAAGTTATTTAAGGTATTAGACATAGATGAAAAAAGGTCAAATTTCATGTTAAACTTAATGAGGAAAACAGGAAATGTTGATGCTATGGAAGAAGATGATAAAGCGTCATTAAGAACTGACGTGGAAGCGATGTTTAATACTATTAATTCTACTTGGCGCAATAAAAAAGAAGAAATTCTAACTTTAGGTGATGATACATCAGATAAAGAGGGTGCAAGAAGAATGAAAAGTATAGGTAGATTTGAACTTCTTTTAAATACATTAAACTTTAAAGAAATTTTAGCCAATAACTTATACAAAGATAGAGTGTTTAATAATATTTACAATGCGGCTATTGAAGTAAGTTTGGAAAATGTAGTAATTAGTCTAAATTTCTTAGAAGGTTCTGTTAGTATTACAGGTAATATAGATTATGAGATTAAAGGAGAATACAAACCTGTCGTAAGACAAGACCCTCACATTACTCAAAGGTTGATGGGCCTCGGTCTTACATCAAAAGATAAAACACGTTTGAAAAACTTCTTTGGTGAAAGATTACTACAAACAGGGCAAGTTCAAGAACCATCATTAACAATGTATGGTCAAACTTTAGGAGAAGAAAAGAAAAGTTCTGTAAATAAACCTCGCCACGATTTTGTTAAAATTTTAGTGGAAAATTATAGAAGATTGAATCAGGCGGTGAATGTATAATGCCTGTATCAAGTAGACCTTCAGATACCAAATTAGCAAGTGCTAATTACACTAACGGGATAGGTTATTATACCTCATCAGAATTAGTTACAAATTTGTTAGGTATTACACCATTCGATAATACTACTACTCTTCCCGCATTATCTGATGTTGGGGAATTAATTAAAAGGGCTGAAGATTATATTGATGAATATACAAGAGAAACATGGAGGCCGTTAGTTATTGAGAACGAAATTCATGATTTTGATTTTGACCTATGGAAGATGTATCGTATGTCAGCCCAATACAGATTTAGAGATTATGTCGGAATGATTCGCTTACACCATGAGCATATTCGCAAGATTATTAGACTGGCTGTTTGGCGTGGTAATCATTGGGAAGAATTAGGTGGTGCTACTGCTAAAATTAAGATGACTGATTATGCTAATATTACAAATATTGTTCTTACTTGTGGTGGTGAAACATTCACGCTACTAACACACCCTACTAATGAAGGTTGTTTCAATGTTTCATATGGTAATAACACTACTGCTCAAGAAATTGTGTATTTAATTAATGAACAAATGCCTCTTAATACACAAAGTATTACACGGTCAACAGGTGCTAAATCATTTTCTGGAACGGCAGGTGGTAGTATTAGTAATTATTTCTATGCTACTCTTGATGAAGAAGATGATACAATTATTATTTCTTCTTTACTTCCCGGAGATGACGGAGATGCTTGTACGTTAGTAGTTAATGGTGGTAGCAATACAGTTACTGATTTTGCAGATACAGAAAGTAGTGGAAGAAATAGTGATTGGTGGACTATTGGTGAAGAAGGCTCAATCTTCTTCCGTAGTGCTTACCCATATCAAATGAAACATTCACTACGAATTACATATTCAGCAGGTAACAGTAGAGTTCCGGCAATTATTACAGAAGCGGCTACAAAATTAGTAGCGTGTGAATTGATGCAAGCAGATGACCATAATTTACTATTGGGAGAGAATCAGGAATCAGGTGTAGACTTAAAAACAAAATATGATGCATACCGAATGGATATTGAGAAGATTCTAAATATGAAGAAACGCTTAGTATATTTTATGGATAGTGATTAATGTGAGTTGGGAAAATATTCTTAAACGTGATTATGACGTTAGGGCTAGAGAAATAATAGAGTCTGCTAAACGTACTCCATTAATGAGAGAGTTAGAACGCCTTCAAAAAGAATATAATAGGATTAAAAGTGTCCACCAATATACTAAAAAAAGAAAAAATTTCGACTACAAAAGGTATGGTAAACAAAGAGAAAAAGAAATGGCTGAACTTAAAAGACAGATAGATGAAATTGAGGGGAAGTTAAAATGAAAAAAATTATTAAAAATCCATTTCCTCAATCAAAAATTAATGACCTAAATGCACTTGCAGGTATGGCAACAGATATTGCTAATAATGTTAGAAAACAAAATGAAGATTTATTTGACTTAATTGATGCTCATTATGGGGTAGAATCATCAAGCGAATACAAAGAAAAAATTATTATGCAAGAACAAAAGAAAGAATTAATGCAAAGGTTAGGTGAGATTTTTGGTGGATGAAGTTACATATTTAGTCAATCTCTTAGAAGAGAATTGGGATGCTGCATGTCACGCATTAGAAACTACTAACGGTAATGGGTCAATTGCAGATATACACGCAGTTCATCCTATTATTATGGACATTAGAAGTATGAATTCAGGTCGTGCTACTGATGCACAGAATCGCGCTAAAGGAGGTAGTAAAATTAATACTGCAAGAAAGAAAGAAGTTAGAAATAGTGCCAATGATGATGGGCATAGAATTACCTATTCTAACGATATTCTTGTTATTATGGAAACAGGTAATTCAGTTACTTATCCGACTTTATTTTGGGACACCCGTGATGAAACATATAACATGAGTGTTAGCATTAGAACAAGACAAGATGACCGTATTCTAAACGATGGAACTACGCGAATTAAGCCTTCAGGTGATACTTTTGGTAAAGACCGTATACGAAGCCTTTATTTAATAGTAAGATACATAATCGAATCAAAGAGGCGGGGCTGGATTAAAAACGGCGTCCTTCAAGAAAATATGAACCAACTTTTTTTCGGAGAAAGAACAGAAAGTAATGATAAAAAAAATAGAATTTTTGGATATAAAATAAGCGTTGTTATGAAGCGATTGGCCCAAGTGGTCTAACAGTATGTAAATAGGTGATAAAATGGTATCAAGCGAAGCATGGATGGGTTCAGGATTATCCGTAACAATGGCACCGGAGAGTGAATTGTTTTTAGGATATGGTCCCTGTGGCCCGACATTAGGTAGAGAAAATACAGATAAAGCAAGTTTAATCAAATATAGTTTAGGCTATGCTACTGAATCAGCGACAATAGAAAATGGAAATGGGGAAGGTAATGCTGCTGCAAAGCATTTTACTGAATATTACCATTTAGTGCCGGACTTATACACAGGTTGTATTGCTAAGTTCTATTATAGCGATAGTAGTGCTGATACTACCGCACCATATTCACTTCAATTTACAGCAATTGTAGCAGGTAATGATGCCGATGCAATTTACTTTCATGGAAACATTAGTGATTTCCCTACTCTTTGGACAGAAACTACACCATCGGCGGCGCGTCCAAAAGGATATATTACTTTATCAAAGCAAGGGGCAATTGTCCCTGCGCCAATGGATTTAGAATTAAGAAATTCTGTTGCTGCTGGTGCTGCAACTGCCGGAGATGGCTTAATGGCCTTTAACACAGGCACAGATGGAACAGTAGAAAATATCCAATTAGGTGATACTCTTTATCTTTCAGATGGAACAGAAATTGGACAAGTTTGTTCTATCACAGATAGTGCAACATATGTTGCCCCACACACGGAACCATCAACAACAAGAGATGCTGATGATAAATATTTCCACTTTGTATCAACAAGTTTAGGTGCGGTTGATTCTATTACTGCCGTTGCTAACGGAATAGGTTCATTTGTTATGCCTACATCAATGGCCGGAACATTAACCGCAGGTGATTGGATAACATCACATACCGGCGCAGGTAATAACGTGGGAGATATTTTGGGTAAAGTTCTAACTATTGATAGCGCAGGAACAGAAGTCACTTACATTCATGCTTCAGGTTTACAAACTCTTGCCGCAACACATCATATCTTTTGGGGAAGAAATGCAGGTGCAAGAATCAGTTCTTCTTCCGCAACAAAAACTAGTTACTATACAGTTCGACCAAGAATCCTTTCAGATGAATGGTTAGGACTAACTAATTCAGTTACAGTGCCAAATGTGGATATTGAAACAAAAGCAATTCCTATGAGTTTTGGTGGGTCAAGAAATATGACCTATCAATACCGAGGAATGGAAACTGCAAGTGAAGCAAGTATTGATTTGAATATGACAAATGGAACATGGCTTCATTATGCTTTCGGACAAACTGCTCTTACTTTGCCATCAGTAACAGGTAGTGCAAATAATAGCCCATTTACGGCAAGAGCATCAACGGCGGCAACAGCACATGAAACATGGGTTGCTATGGATGGTAGTAGTGGTGTAGCAGGTGTTAATTCAGGGCCATTCTTCCATAGAGTATTAAGGGGTGGAACAACAATATGTCCTCCTGTTATGCCCGGAAAATCATCAAAACAACTTGCTAATCTACCGTCAGTTAGTAGTGGTGTAGCACAGAATACTTTCACCTACACATTTACTGAAAGAAACGATTCAGAACTTCCATCATTTGCTCTTGAGTTTGTTAACCAAAAAGGAACCAAGTTAGCAAACGCACCAATGGTTGATAGAAATACATATAATGAGGAATGTTACGTGCAGGTATATCCCGGCTGTGTAATGAATTCATTTACTCTAACTGCCAATGAAAATGAAGAAGTTAAGGCTTCAATGGGTCTTAACGTTAAGCGTGTCTTTGAAGCACCTGATGGTTACATGGGACGTTGTTACAGTGCTACTGAAACAGGCGGAACAGATATTCTTGATAACCCAACAAATGATTTCCGCAACCTGTATAACTTTGGGCAACTTACAGGTAATGGAGGAACAAGTGCCGCAGGAACAATTAAACAAGAGTTTGTTACACCATTCTTTTTCAGTGATGGAACAGTTAGCCTATTTGGTCAAAACTTCCTAAAGGTTTCTTCCTTTAGTTTAACATTGAATAACGGTGTTACGGATAAGAGATATTTGGGTAACTATAACAAGCAGATTAAAATGAGTGTTTCAGGACAAAGAACATATGAGGTTACTATGACAGCATTAGTTACAGACCGCAGAATCTTTGATGAATTGCGTAAGGAATCAAGCACAAGAAGTGTATTGACTTCTGATTCAGTAGTTGAACTACATTTGACAAAGAGCGACGGAGAATCAATCAAACTACAATTTGATGACTTCATGGTTAGCACAAATACTTGGCCTATGGGTGAAGATAGAGGTCCAATTTATGTGGACTTCACTATTATTCCTCTAAAAACAGGGACATTGAATGCGACTAGCAGTTCGGTATTAACAGGGTGATTAAAATGTGGAAAGATATATTAAAAAGTAAATTAGAGAAAATGCCTATGCCCTTAGATACTAGGGTTAATAGAGATGAAGAATATAAACAAGCAATTATTGAATATGAGAAATCAGTAATTGAACCTAAATTAACAGCGCATATACGCTCACGTCCTGCGACAGAACGAAGGTCTATATTCATTGGTTTTAATGATGATGGAGGCGATAAAGTAGGTAGAAATAAAAATGGTTATAACTATTATACTATTGGAACTGATGTAATAGAAAAACTTGGTAATAATCGACAATATATTCTTAAGGTAATTGGAGATTTATACAAGGCTGAAGGATATACTGTTGATGATACATACACTTTTAACAAACATAGTGCAATATTGCTTAAGCAACCTGAATAAAAGAGAAAAAGGAGTAATGATTTAATTGACTGAACAATGGTTTGATATTCTGAAGTTTCAAGGCGGTGCATCTATGATGCAAGCCAAAAAAGAAGCGGCTCAGGAAATTCTTTCCAATTCACAAAATCTAAAATGGCTACAAGCATTGGATAAATTAGTTGAAAAAACATACAATAAAAGAGGTATTTCAAAAATTCCTATTGCTTTAATGAATAAAGGTATACCTGCTATGGGTGGGTTTAATGCAGTATCATATAGACCTGAGGTAGAAACAAATGGTATCAAAGGAACAATTTTAATTAACCATAGTATTTTTATGAAACATGGCGGTCCTGATTATTTCTTTGATACGTTAAAAGATTATTTTAAACAAGAAGGTGATTTTGTGGAAGGAGATAATCAAAGCATTACTATCACTTTAAGAGAGGGTGATACAACAGATGATGGTTCTTGGGAAGAAGCATTTAACCCACGGCCCACAAGTGGTAGTCATAGAAATCTTAGCGGCACAAGTATTAGAGATAGAGTAAGAGAAAGACGTACAAAAGACCAAGATTTTTATGTGGAACCCGGCCAAGATATACAATTCGTCGAAGATGATGATACTGAATAGGAGAAATTATTATGAAAAAAGGTGTTATAAATGGAAAAACAAATTTTGAATGACGTGAGTAAAATATTAGCAAACAAAAATAGTAAAGTCCACTATGTTAAAGTGGCCCCTGATTCGGATGAACACTTGAAGGTTTGGTTGAAAGAACCAACATTCCTTCAATTAGAACAGGCGCAGATGAAACTTTTTAATATTAACATGGATGAAAGGGACTTGTCTTTTGATATGAAAGAAGTATACCAATTCTTATGGGATGCTTTTGTTGAAAAAACTGAACCTGCTTTGGGTGCTTTAGATATGATGCGATTAAACCCGTATGTGGGCGCACAAATTAAAGCATTATTACCTGACCCATTTAGTTTAGGACAGGTGAATGAGGATTTAAAAGTGGAATAAAGAACGCAGTTAGGAGCGGCAAAGTAGGCAATCCCCAAATCGCATCGAGGTTAGTATTATACACTTTAGCAAAAGAACTTAATATCAGCCCAATGGAAGCATATAAATTACCAGCAAGTTTAGTAATGGAATTATTAGAAGTTCATATGCAAGTGGAGGCATACAAATTAGAGGAAATGCAAAAACATCAAAATAAATTGGGATGATTAAATGGCTGATGAATCCGTTGAAAGTATTGTAGATAGTTTTGGACAATTATCCAAAGCCATGCAGGAAGTCAACGAAATTCAATTTAATAGGGCAAATACATTCCTATTAGAAATTACTAAAACAAGCAAATCATCCGGTCAATTATGGGTGGCCTTGGCACGTTTCTTCTCCGGTGGTGCATTTTGGCGAATTCAGAATAAGATTAAGGCATATTCTAACTTGTTGAATTTTAGGGCAAAGATGCAAACTGAAGCATTAAAGAAAGAAAAAGAAAATGTTGAGCAATTGGCTAAACAAATGAAGCACCAAAAAGCACTTCAGGCAATTATAGAAAAAATTGGTGAGTTAGGTAAAGATTCAGTAACTGACGAAGAAGCAAAAAAAATTCTTCAAGAAGAACAATTTCTGTATTTAGAAAGAATACATGGGACAAAAGAAGCATTAGTATTGCTTGAAGAAAGGTCGCAAGGTGTTTTGGACACTATTGCCAAAACTGAATCAAGTATATTTAAGGAACAATTACGTTCATTAAAAAAAAGAGTTGAACAAGATAAAGTTACATCAATTACAATGCAACAATTAAATGATGCAAGAAAGGAAGAAAAAATAGCAATTGTAGCATTAATTAATTTAGAAGAAAAACTTGCTATGGCTAAAAAAGTTAATGATACTGAAGAGATTGCGAGAATAAAAGAAAGAATGGAAGCAATAACAGAAGAAAGTGGTATTAAAATACAACAAAAAAGAGAAGGTGGTAAATTTGTATCAGGAAATGAAATTACAGGGCTAAAAGGTAAAATGACAATGCGCGAAAGGTTCGCTGCATTTGGAGAAAAAGTATTAGGCCCAGCAGATAGTAAAGATGACCCTATAATGAAATTTTTGAAAAATACAACAGTATTTAAAATGTTTGACAAAGTAAAATCAGTTGTTATGAATAAGGATATGTGGGTTTCAATTGGTAAGAATGCAAAAATGATGGGTTCATTCTTAATTAAAGGTATGATGCTTTTTGCAACTCTTATGTTTACTCTATTAATGTTAAAACAAATAGGAATTGTTGACCTAATGAAAGGTATTGCAGGAACACTTTATGATACACTACAAACAATTATGGAATTTGGTGGTGCAGTTTTGACGGCAGGTAGTGAACTTGTTACTTCTCTTATTACATTTTTCCAAGCGTTATTTACAGGCACAAATGGTGAAGCATGGGTGGCTGCTAAAGACTTAATAAATAAAGCACTTGTATTCCTTGGTACAATATGGACATTTGGTCTTAAAGTAGCAGAAACTTTCTTAGGTGGTTTAGCGGGTAATTTGACAGATTGGTTCTTGAAGCAATTTACTGATGGTAAAAAAGATTTTAAGTCAGTAGCATTAGGACTTTTTAAGT